TTAGACACCGACCCAATAAGAGGATACACACAAATAGGAATAGGATTGAATAATAAGTAATGAAAAAAATAATACTATCTCTCCTAATATTATTTTTTTGTGTTAAATCTTTCGGACAAAGTACCGTAACACAAACATACATAGACCCGTGTGATAATAAAGTCTATGTAGTTATAATTCCATTTGGACAAAATCAAACCATTGCAGTTATTAGAGGTAAATCTAAAATTGTAACATTAGCAGATATTAGTAGTGGTGCATTTCAAACATGGGTCAATAGTGTATTTGCAACCCCATGTCCACAAAACGACGCAATAAGATTAGCACAAGAAGCTGCCGCAAGAGCTGCCGCTGATGCCGCGGCGAGAGCAGCGGCGGACGCAGCCGCAAAGGCCGCAGCAGATGCGGCAGCAAAAGCGGCAGCAGATGCTGCAGCAAAGGCCGCATCAGATGCAGCCGCAAAGGCGGCGGCAAGTGCGGCGGCAAGTGCGGCGAGTGGAGCTGCAAGTGGAGCTGCGTCATCTGCAGCAAGTGGTGCTGCAAGTGGGGCGGCATCATCCGCAGCAAGTGGAGCAGCCGCATCCGCTGCAGCATCAACTCCACCACCAATAAACATTGCACCTCCTCCACCACCACCCGTAGTTGCAGCTCCCCCTCCACCTGCGGCGGCACCTCCACCTGCTAGTAGTTCGTCATCCCCACCTCCGGCAAGTGGTGGTTCATCTTCTTCATCAAGTAGTTCGTCATCAACGGAAACAAAACCCGCTGAGGCAAAACCTGCAGAAACAAAACCCGCCGATAAACCTGCAGATAAACCCGCTGAACAAAAAGCCGAAGAAAAGAAAACTGAAGCTAAAACCGAAGAAAAGAAAGAGGAAACTAAAACCGAAGAAAAGAAATCAGAAGAAAAAAAGACTGAGGAAAAAAAGGAAGAAGCAAAAAAAGAAGAAGAGAAAAAAGAAGAAGCTAAAAAAGAGGAAGAGAAAAAGAAAGAGGAAGAAAAAAAGAAAAAACAAGAAGTAACAAATCCAACATTATTGGCTTCAGATATAACAGGTGCTGAACAACCAGACGGAACTTATTTAGCATCAATATCAATGGGACTTAGTAAATCATCATTGGCCGGTGATGTTACTTATAGTACTGGATTAATTGTGAATAGTGACTTAAGTTCTATTGTGATGACAGGTGGAATTACTAAAATGGGATTAACAAAAGATGGTCAGTTAGATGCTATACATTCATACGGAACCGCATTTGCATATTTAGGTGGAAATTACATGAACTTGTTAGGTTACACTTGGATTAAACCTACACCAAAAAAAGGTACATATGGTTATAACGTAGGTATCATTAATTTATTTCTTAAAAATGATAGTAGTTTTGATTATAACATAGCAAGTTCAGCAATCGTATTTTGGACTAAACCATATCCAATAAATAAAAAACTAACCATATCGCCGCAGGTATTTACGATGTTCTCACCCATATCCTGGAATAGTTCGAATGGTGAAACAACCGTGAATAGACATATGGGATTTTTATTGGGTGCCGCCTTTGATTATAAAATCACAAAAAGATTTGGATTTAGTTTTAATTACAAAATAAGTGGTAACACTAATCCAAACGTTCCTTTCTTAAGTAACTTCCAAATTGGTTCAAGAATGATGCTTTAAATAAAAAAATCCTCGAAGTAAAGACTACTCCGAGGACATGACAAAAAATAAATGTATCTCTCCAAACACATTAATATAATATAAAATTTTAATTTTTATTTGTCAACTCTTGATAAAGATTTTTTATTTCATAACATTTTTCATAATCTTCAATCATTTCAAAATAAGGGATTAAATCTCTTTTTAACACTATTGATTCTTCTTTATGAAATATGAATTCAGTTTCCCAATCTACATTCATTATTTTTGCGGATACGAAAAGAACTAATGATTTTTTTCTAGTGTTTTTAAATTCTTTAAACACATTTAAAATATTCTCATATATAACATCTTTATTCTCATCATAAAAATCGGTAAAATCTTTATATTTTCCATTGATTTGTAAAGAGATGAACGGCGCAGATTTTCTAGTTCCCATTAAGTTTAGTTTAGTTAGTTAGTAAATGTTAGAACATAAAATTACAAATAATATTGGTATTAACAAAAATTATTTTTCCCCCTTTGTTCTGTCCCATTTAGCGGCTCTCGCTTCTGGTGACAAATGAAGTTTTTCGTCTATAGTGTGCTCAATTTTAACCCTAATACAGGTCTGAGGTGTCCTACAATTCATAAAGTAGTTATTTATATATCCCATCATGTTTGCACTACCAATAGGGTTAGCTGAATGGACATAAATTTGAGGTAATGGTATTTTAGTGTTCATACTTTCACTTACCAAATATCTACAACAATCCATACCGGTTTTTTCATCAATGTTATTATAATTTAATTCATAATTATTTTTAACATTTGTATAATATTCAATCATAGCATCATCACCTAAATCGTGATCAAGTGATATAACATCAAAATTTTCTAATCCATGTAATTTAATTTTTGCAACAAATTCATCGTAATTACGAACAATTATCCAATCATTATCCAAAGGCGTACGAACGTCATCCAAATACAATCTCAATTTATTATTAATTTTCATCATTCTTAAATGGTTTTGAATATTTTGGTTTTATTAATTTCCAAATTATTTCATCTACTTTTTCATTATTATTATCCCACATTGAAAACAATATTGGGCTTAAAATTTTATCTTGTTTCATCACAAATTCCGCGAATTCTTTTTTAGATGGTTCAGGGTCCCTATCACCAAACTTTCCATATCTAAAACCATCATGTAATTTTCCAGCACGTTCTCTTAATTGAAAACATCCATATCTTAAATCACTAACTGTGGTTTTAACCCACTTGTAAAATTCATCAGGTACCCTATCTAAAAATTCATCCATAGGTTTTCCATCCCTCAATAATTCCCAAATATCTTTGGATGAAAAGTTGGTTAATATTTTATGTAATCGTTTATATTCTTCTCCTTTGATTTTCATACGAAAACCATTCTTAAATTTAACTACATATCCTTCTCTATCCTTTTGTATTTCTTCTTTAAGTAAATCATATCCTTCTCCCCAAGTCTTATATGTCATTACTAATTCAAATCCACTTTCTTGTAAAAAAAACAAGGAACTATCAGGAACCTCATTTCCTGTTTCAGTGTGAATCGCACCAAGAACAACTAATTTTTCCTCGCCTTTGTAATCGACCACAATTCTATTTTCGGGATAAATTATTTCAAACAAATATGTATTGTCTTTTCTCCATGCACTGATGTCGTGTCTACCAAGAATTTCTTTTCCTTTAATTGCCTGCGGTGATGTGAAAGATCCACGAGTTGATAATATCCATTCACCCCTTTTCTTTGGTGTTGGTTCATAATATGGATTTTCATAATCAGGTAAGTTGTTTGGGTCAAAGAACCTTTCCATACCTGTTTCATAATTGTTATTAAACCAAATATTGTATCTTCTTTCATCCGTTAATTCTTCTTCATAATAAAAAAGAATACCTAAAGACCCATCCATCTTTTCATAAACAACATAATCTTCATTTGGGATATCCTCTGGTTTGTGCTCCTCGTAGTTGAAGAATTTTTTAAATGGTCTTGCAACAATAACACCTTCTGAATTGGTTACTAATCCGCGACATTGTATTGTAATATCATCCCACAATCTTTCATACTGAACTTTTGGACTATAATTCCATATAGTTAAGTCATAGGTTGGGTGAGTTTGTTTATGTAACAAACCATCTTTGTGGTATCTTTCTAAAGTTTCTAACATTACTTAATGGGTTTATAAAATCCAATATTGTAAGTCCACTTTATCCAATTAAAAGACAAATACACCGCACATATTTTGTTTTGAAATAATGATTTATGTGATTCTGGTTCACATGTTTCAAAATAAAGATATACAAAAGGTAATGGGTATACCGCCCATTGATTTTTAAATAAATTTGAAGATAATTTCATATTTCGTTGTTTTGGTAATGTTGTTTTAAAATAAGATTCAATAAATTGACTCATCTATAACTTTATTTCAAACCTCTCCTTCATTTGTTGGAGTTTATTTTCGGGTACTCCGTGAACATTTTCATTACCATGTCTGTTTTCAACAACTACACAATGTACTCGGTAATTATATCTTTCGGCCATTTCAAAATAAGTTTTCATTTCCCATTCTTGGGTAAAAGTATTGGCCACAACTATACGTGCAATTCCTTGTCTCATTCTTTCTGAACATCTAAATTGACAATAGTTATGAGCCTCTTTTATTTTGGTACCATCAAAAATATAATCACCATCATCGTTAACAAAAAAATCATCCGCAGATAAAACTTCTTGCGGATTGTTATTTGGTTGTAATAATATAATGTTTGCTATTGTTGATTTCCCTGAACCAGGAATTCCTCTTAAAAGTATTAAATCACCTTTTATTTCGTTTAAATTATCCATAGGTAGGATTTTAAATTAAAAAATAGGGGGATTGGTTTCAACCCCCCAATTCCTTATTTTACTTCTTCGTTAGAAGTTGGTTTCTCTACATCTAAATTTAATTCAGTTGCACCTGATGGAGCACCTGATGTTGTAGAATCAGTTGATACAACAGTTGTATCAGCTTGAACCGAAGTTGAGTCAGTTGTTTGATTAGCGGTTGACCCAGAACCACAAGCAGTTAGTGTAAGTACTACACCAAGTGCTAAAATAAATGTTACTTTTTTCATATATAGTAAATATACGATTTTTAAGTCATAAAACAAAATCACAATAAAAAACCCCAACGAGATGTCGGGGTTTAAGGTCTTTGGGTGGGTTCAACCCCACTTACTTATGAAAAAAACGAAAAGGTAATCGACAAAGAGAACCTACAAGAATATAAATATATATGTTTTTACAAAAAAACTAACTATTTATCATTCTTTTTAAAAATAACCAATTTTTGGTCTTTTATTTTTAACGTAATTTGTTCATTTTCAATAATATTACCTTTTAATATTTCTTCACTTAAAAAATCTTCACAAAGATTTTGAATAATTCTTTTGATTGGCCTTGCACCATATTCTTCTTGTGAATTTAATTCAAAAACTCTTAAAGTAACTGATTTGTCAAAAACTACCTTATAGTTTTTATCTTTTAAACGATTATTCAATTTACCAATTTCAATATTGATAATTTTCTTTAAAGTTTCGTCATTTAATGAATTGAATAAAACAACATCGTCAATACGATTTAAAAATTCAGGATTAAATTGTTGCTTTAACGCCTTTTGAATCATTGTCTTTCTAACTTCATATTTTTGAACTTCAGAAGATGACGTCGAGAAACCAACTCCACCACCAAACTCTGAAACTTTTTTGGCTCCGATGTTTGATGTCATAATAATTAAACAATTTGTGAAATTAACTTTTCTACCAAATGAATCTGTTAAATGTCCTTCATCTAAGATTTGTAATAGTAAATTGAAAACATCCTTATGAGCCTTCTCAATTTCATCAAATAAAATGACAGAGAATGGGTTATTTTTAACTTTCTCAGTTAATTGACCCCCTTCATCATAACCAACAAAACCTGGAGGAGAACCGATTAATTTTGAAACATTGTGTCTATCCATGTATTCGCTCATATCAATACGAATAATTTTTTCAGGGTCACCAAATAAAAATTCAGCTAATGTCTTTGCCAAATATGTTTTACCAACACCAGTGGAACCTAAGAAAATAAATGAACCTATTGGTTTATTAGCATCTTTAATACCAACACGATTACGTCTAATTGATTTAGATATTGTCATTACCGCTTCATCTTGTCCAATAACTTTCTCACCAAGTAATGTTTCAAAATTTAATAACTTTTGAGTTTCTTTTGTATCTAATTTTGAAATAGGTACTCCTGTCATTTCAGATACAATAAGGTAAACGTCATCAACCGACACAGGAATCTTGTTATCTTTTTGTTTTTCAGACCACTTGAATTTTTCATCTTCAAGTTTATCCATTATTTTTCTTTCATCATCTCTTAATTTTGCTGCTTGCTCATAATTTTGAGATTTAACTACTTGAATTTTCTTTTCTTTAATTTCGTCTACCTGTTTTTTTAATTTCTCGATAGATTCGGGAATTCTTGTTGATATTCTTTTTTCTGAACCAAGTTCATCTAAAACATCTATCGCCTTATCGGGAAATTGTCTATCAGTAATATAACGAGCTGAAAGTTTAACCACAGTTTCAATAACACCGTCTTCATAACTAACTTTATGAAACTCTTCGTAAGATTTTTTTAGATTTTTTAAAATCTCTACGGTCTCAGACAATGTAGGTTCTTTTAAAATAACTTTTTGAAAACGACGTACCAACGCACCATCCTTCTCAATATGTTTTTTAAATTCATCAAAGGTAGTTGCACCAATACATTGTATTTCCCCACGAGCTAAAGCGGGTTTAAGAATATTGGCAGCATCCATTGCACCACTTGCATTACCCGCACCAACCATAGTATGTAATTCATCGATGAATATAATAACATTCGGAGCCTCTTGTAATTCATTAATGATTGCTTTAATTCTTTCTTCAAATTGACCTCGATACTTTGTACCTGCAACCAAAGATGTTAAATCTAAAGACATAATTCTTTTATCCAATAAATTCGTTGGACAATCACCTTTGAGAATCATCAACGCAAGTTTTTCAACTAACGCGGATTTACCAACACCGGCGTCACCAACAATAACTGCATTATTTTTCTTTTTACGAGAAAGAATTTGAGCGATTCTTTTCACTTCCTTGTCCCTACCAACAACGGGGTCAATCTTACCTTCTTCAGCGAGTTTTATTAAATCTCGAGAAAAATTATCCAAAATCGGTGTGTTTGAACCTTTCCTAACTTTCTTAGGATTAACCGTTGGTCCATCATCAAAAAAATCTACTGCCATGTTTAATAAGTTTTATGTACACAAACATAACATATTCTATACTAAAAACCAAACAATAGACAAAATGTCAAAAATTATTTTTTTTTATGTCATAATGTCAAAAAAATATATGTGGTTCAGAATTTGATTTTAATACAGTAAAAATTAAAAATTATGATAACATTATTTAAAGACCCATTTTTTACTGGATTAGATGTTAACCGTTTTCTATCTACACCAGAAACAAACGTAAGTAAAGGAGAAACCGAATATGTGGTTTCGATAAGCGTACCAGGATTATCTAAAGATGATTTAAAAATTTCCACAAAAGAAGGTATATTAAAAATATCTTATGATAAGTTAGAATCAGATTCAACGCATCATTTTGTTGGTAGTTTTGTGAAATCATATAACATCCCTGATGACGTAAAAGAAAAAGACATTATTGGTAAGGTTGAAAATGGAGTTTTAATATTAACACTACCTATTGATAGAAAAAAATCTTTGGAGAGAACGATTTCTCTTAATTAATTTTTTTTTATTGATTATTTTTCGTATATTGTTAATATAAAACTATAACACCATGTCAATAAAAAAAGAAAAAATCAGTGGAGAAATGATTGATGTTACAATCAATTCTTCAAGTCTTAAGTCAGCATCTTATGACTCATTATCGGAAAGATTAACAATCACATTCAATTCGGGAGTTTCTTACGAGTACCGTAAAATCCCAATGTTATTGTTTACTAAATTTAGACTAGCGAAGTCTCAAGGGACGTACTTTAACAAGTTCATCGCTAAAGAGTTTAAATTTAAAAAATTAGATTAAAACGAAACCCCGAGAAATCGGGGTTTTCTTTTTGATATTTATTACATATATTAATCATATGGGAATAACATCAGAAAGAATCGAGGGTAAGATGATACATGTCATCATCAACTCATCAAATTTAAAAGAGGCTTCTTATAACACAGAGAGCGAGGACTTAACTGTCACTTTTAATAATGGAACTATTTATGAATACAATAAAGTTCCTTGGACAAAATTCACTAAGTTTAGACTTGCTGAATCACAAGGAAAACACTTTAACGAGAACATCGCTAAAGGACATAAGTATAAAAAAATAGGATGAGTTTATTTGAAGAATTAATTGAGGATAGACAAGAGGATGAGAAGATTGTAAAATCATTCAAACCTAAAGATTCACTTTCAGACCAAATATTTGAAGGTTTGAATGATAAATTTTCTATGCGTGATGATATTCGAAAAAGATTAATTGAAATTTCAAATAATTTTATCGAGTCTTTTGGTGTTAAGTTTTTTATTCATGACGTAATATTAACGGGTTCATTATCAAACTATAATTGGTCTCAATATTCAGATGTTGATTTACACATTTTAATTGATTTTGATGAAACGGAACATCCAATGGACTTAGTTAAGGAATTCTTCGACGCAAAAGAGAGGGTTTGGAATGAGAAACATGACATTAAAATAAAAGGTTTTGATGTTGAGGTCTACGTACAAGATGTAAAACAAGAACACATATCGTCTGGTGTTTATTCTATTTTACACAATAAATGGTTAATTGAACCGGAAAAAAACAAACCAAATATTGATGATAGAATGATTCTTCAAAAAGGAGAACATTATGCTAAACAAATTGATTTATTAATTAAAAAATCAAATAAAACTAACATTTTGCAAATGATTGATGACTTTAGGAAAAAGATAAAAACATTCAGACAAAGTGGTTTGGAACAAGGTGGTGAGTATTCTTATGAAAATTTAACCTTTAAATTATTGAGAAGAAATGGATACTTTGGGAAATTAATAAAACTAAAAAAAGACATAACTGACAAGAAATTGTCGGTGACACAATAAAGAACCTTATTTTTTCCCTATATGTGTGTATTTATAGGATAAGAATAAGTATATCTAACAATCAAAAAAAATGGCAGAGATAAAACCCCTAGGCAGTGAAAAACTTAACACAGAAGACAAATTAAAAAGAATTCTTGAGTTAACTTATTTCAACGAAAATAAAAAATCAAATTCATCTACTAAACCTGAACTGGTTAAAGAATCAAAATCAGGTGGGGTATTTGGTATTGTTAAAGAAAAAGACGGTTACTACGTAAAAAGAGGATTAAACGAATCATCATTAGATTATATTGGTGGTATGTTTATGAAAAACAAAAATAAATTTAGTTCATACGCGGATGCATATAAAAGATTAAATCTTTTAAACGGACAGGAAAATATACAGGAAGCAACCAAGTATGTTTTAAAACAAAACAAACCACAAGAAGAAGCTCCAATGGCTGAACCATCTATGGATGCGGCTCCCGTACCAAGTATGGAACCTGCTCCTGAGGCTCCAGCGCCTGAGGCTCCATCTAGTGAATTTCCGCCAGCTGATGGTGTAGATATGGCTGGAGTAGAAGGTGGTGATTCTGCTAAACGTTCAGACTATATGGCTGAAGCTCAAAAATTTGCAGGAAAGTTAGGACAAGAATTGAGGGATTTACATGATAGAATGGAAAGTGATGATATAAAGTATATTTTAAATATGATTATATCTGCCGTTGATTTAGATAAATTAGATGACGAAGATATTGAAGACATCGCAAAGAAATTTGAACGTGAAGAGGAAGAAGGTGGGGAAATGGGTTCAGAAGAGCCCGCAATCGAACCATCACCTGAAGCGTCGGCTGAACCGACATCAGATGAGGATTTGGGTGAAAATTCAATGTCAGCATTAGATGAGTTCATTAATAATCCTGCACCTGGAGAACAAAAAGAAATATCTTTAGATGATTTTGTGGATGGTGGTGACGATTTATCAAAAAGTGCAGACTTGGAGATGGGAAATGATGAAAAACAAAAAGACGTCGATAAGGAAATAGATTTAGATGAAATTAAAAATGAAATTCATAGAAGTATCGGGGAAACCTTAAGTAAATATTTCAACTAAAATGCATCTAATATATGTCAATGAGATTGGTTCAGATTACAAAGGTCAAAAACAGTATGAATTTGTTTTTAGTGAAAGTACTGAGATTGATATGGGGGAGTGGTTTATCATTCCTGCTTCGGCTAACCAACAATCTAAATCTCCTGACATCGAATATGTTGATGTAGTTGGATTATTAAAGAATACGGATTTACAATTAGAACTTATTCAAAACTCCGATTATTTTGGGGTTATTGACGCTGTAGATGGTGTAATATCGTTAGCTTGGGAGAAATTTGATTTTGATTCAGAAAATGAAAGGTTATCTTTTAAATTCGCGGAATCTTTAGAAAATGTTACAAAAAAATTAAAACAAAGAGGTTATATTCTATTAAAAGAAAATATTAAAATAAATAATATATGAAAAGAGACGTAATTGTTGGACAACTTATTAAAGAAGGATTTTCTGAAAAAACATTGGTTAATTTCAATGATAAACAACTTTCTGATTTACATGAAAGAATTGTCGTTGATGCTGACAAATTAAAAACAGACCCAAAATTACAGGCGTTGGCTAAAGACCCAAATACTGAGGTTGAAGTTAAAGAGGAATTAAAAGGTAATCAAAAGAAATTAGATAAGAACCACAATGGTAAAATTGATGGTCAAGATTTTAAAATATTAAAAGGTCAGAAGAAAGAAGTTAAAGAAGCATATAAACCTAAATCGGATGAAAATGTTTCAAGAAAAGATTGGAAACATTTTAATGCAGATGGTGAAGAATTAAAAAATGAGCCTAGAATGAAAGGTGGGTATTCAATCGATAAAGAAGGAAAACGCCATGAATCAAAATCATCTTCCGAAGTAAAAGAATGGGTTGAATCGTTAGCTGAAAATAATTTTCATAGTTTCACATCAAAAAATGAAATCATGGAACTTATCCAAAGTAAACTTAATGAATCTGAAGTTATGGAACCACAACACGGTGCCAATGTAAAAAAGGGACACAACGGTATTCCTGAATTTATGACTTATGATGCTATTGTTGGTAGTGGTACAAAAACAGCACCGGCTAAACCAAAAGTTGATCCAGGTACTAAACCTGCAAAACCAAAAACTCCGTTTCAGCCAGGACCGGGACCAAATCCAAAACCAAAGGCATTAAAAGAAAATAAATAATTTTATTAAATTATGGAATTATCTAAGAAAAAATTGTTATCTTTAATTAAAGAAAATATTAATGAGATGGCAATGGATTTCGATACCCAAGATAGACCTAATAGTGATTTACAAAATAAATTACAACAAGGAGATACGCCACTAACTAAGGTTCCATTACCTAAAACCGGTGAAGAACCTAATAAAAATTTCCAAGAATTGTTGGCGTCTGAAAGATATAAACAAGTTGTTGAAAATTTAAGACGTTACGTTCCAGAATTTCAAGGAACACTTACTGGTATGGGTGGGATGGGTCAATTACATCAAATATTGGGAAGAGCATTTTACCGTATAACCGAATTAGAAAGTACACATAAAGAAGAGTTGGAAAGATTGGCGATTGATTTAATCGTTGCTGAAATGGGAATTTCTGAAGACGAAATTGAATTTGATGCTAAAATTATTGGTATGGGAGAAATACCAACTGATGATTTTAATAGAGAAGATGTTAATCAAGAGAATCCTGGCGAGGTTAACGTTGATGATGAGAATGGTGAAGAAGAACAACCTACAGTAGAAAATCCTGAACAAGAAGTACAACTATATCAAGATTTAGAACAACTTAATTTAGAGAGAGCTAAACGAAGATTAATAAATGCTATGACACAAGGGGCTTCAAAAAGAGGTCATTATATGTATCATTTAGTTGCGGATAAAATTGGGGAAATTACAGGGTCACAAGAATTATTGAATTTATATGGTATAATGATGTCAATCAATGACGTTAATTATTGGCAATTTAGTGATGAAACAATCGCGGGTGCTGGTGATAATGTTGCTGGTAAGGTTCAAGTTGAAAGACCAAGTGGAGGTGATGAAGAAGAGGGTGGTGAAGAAGATGCTGAATATGGTAAACCTAAAATAATCGCACGAGGAATTAATTTTCCAGTTTTAGTTCATGAATTAATCAAAGGATTAATGGAAATAATTGCAGTTCAAGGACAACCATCCGACCCTGAATTATTTCAACAAGTATCTCAACATGAAGATACGTTAGAAAAAGAAATGTGGGATTTAAGATTAGGTCCCGCAATATGGGATAGAATTAGAGCACAATTTCCTGAAGAAACATTAATGGAAAATGGAAGATATCTACAGAATTATATTATGATGAATATCTTCAAATTACCCGCTAAACAATTTTTAGTGTTAATGAAAGAAGTTATTTCTGATTCAGATAAAGGTAAACGTTTAATGATTAATTTATTACGAGGTATTCAAGAAATGTTAAACCAACAAGACTATGAATATCAAATGGATAGATTTAATGATGAGTTAGAGGGTATGTCAAATGAAACTCAGGACGATGAATTAACATCATTCTTAGGTGATTTAGGTATTAAATTATCGGATGATGATGATGAAGACGATGATGACATTTATAAAGAATTAGGATTAGACAGACCTAAAAGATAATACAAGGGAGGTTTAACCTCCCTTTTTTTGTATTTATATATATGAATTCCAAATTAGAACAATTAAAAGAATATGCAAAGATTATTAAAGATGCCCCATATGCGTTAAAAACATATCTGCAGACTTATGATAATACTCAAAAAAAATATGTTCCATTAGAGTTATTTCCTGACCAAATTCAATTAATTCAGGATTATGAAAATTATAATGAAAACATTACTAGAAAATATAGACAGGCGGGTGTTACAACAGTAACCGCTGCATGGATTTCAAAAAAATTACAGACAGCAAAAGAAAGTGAACCCGAAAGAGTTCTTCTTATTGCGAACAAAAGAGATACCGCCGTGGAAATGGCTAATAAAGTTAGACACTTTATTGAACAATGGCCTGAGTGGATTAATGTTGGGTTCTCACCTGATAAAAACTCTGAAAGTAGATTTAGATTAAACAATGGTTGTGAGGTTAAGGCGGTAGCAACATCTGCGGATGCGTTACGTGGTTATACACCAACCATACTTGTATTTGATGAGGCAGCATATATTGAAGCGGGTGATGATTTTTGGGCGGCATCTATGGCGTCCCTATCAACGGGTGGTAAGATTATTCTTATCTCTACGCCAAATGGTTATGACCCCATATATTATGGTGTTTATGACCAAGCATTACGTGGAATTAATGATTTCCATATAACTGATTTAAGGTGGTTTAATGACCCTCGTTACACTAAAGACTTATGTTGGGTAAAATGTTCCGACATATGTCATTACATGTTAAATAGAGAACAATATGACGACAACGAAGTTGTTTTACATGACTTTGATATTGAAAAATACCAAGAACTGGTAGAACAAGGATATAAACCATTTTCATCTTGGTTTGAATCTATGTCTAAGAAATTTAAATATGATAGACGTAAGATTGCTCAGGAATTGGAATGTGACTTCTTAGGTTCGGGGGATGGAGTTATTCCTGGAGATATTCAAGAGAATATTGCTAAGAATATGATACGAGTTCCTAAAGAAAAGTATATGCAAGGAACATTTTGGCAATGGAAAGAACCCGTTCAAGGTCATAGGTATATAATGGGGGTTGATGTTAGTAGAGGAGATAGTGAGGATTTTTCTTCAATCAATATTGTCGATTTTGACGATAGAGAACAGGTTGTTGAATATATAGGAAAAATACCACCAGATGATTTGGCTAATATTGCATACAAATGGGGTATTTTATATGATTGTTTTATTGTAATAGATATCACAGGAGGTATGGGTGTTGCAACATCAAGAAAACTACAAGAAATGGATTATAAAAATCTTTTTATTGACGGTATTAACACTCAGAATATATGGGAATACAATAAAAAGGCTTTAGATAAAATTCCTGGTATAAATTTTAACAATAAAAGAACTCAAATTGTTGCAGCATTTGAAGAACAACTTAGAAAAGGGTTTTTAGTAAGGTCAAGTCGTTTATTAAATGAATTAAATACGTTTGTTTATATGAATGGAAGACCTGACCACATGAAGGGAGCTCATGATGACTCAATCATGAGTATGTCAATGGCTCTCTATGCTGGTGATATGTGTTTCAATCAATTACAAAGGAACGATTCTAAAAATAAAGCGGTAATTGAATCTTGGGCGTTATCCGAAAGAACTTATGAACCTTCTAAAACACATTATTCATATGGTTCATCTTTTGATCAAATAGGTGCAATGGGTATGGATACTAACAATATTTACCATAAAGATAACCCAACAAACATATCTAAGGACGTTTATAGAGAACATATGTGGTTATTTGGGAAATCTAAATAATCTTCCTATTATCAAAATTATAGTTTATATTATAAAGAAAAGTATTTATATAGAATGGCAAATCAAAACTCCACCGTATTTCAGAAGTTAACTAGAATGTTTGGTTTCCCTGGTCAACAGGCTCAACAAACACCATCTTTTAATTTTAACAAAGACGAATTATTAAAAACAGATAGTAGAGAAGACTACGAGAAAGCAATGTTACAGGCTCAACAGAGTCAATATATTGCAGACAAATGGTCAAAATTGGACCAATCATTATACAACCAATCGGTTTACTATGAACCAACAAGAATGGCCGCGTATTATGATTATGAATCAATGGAATTTACTCCTGAAGTATCTGCAGCACTAGACATATACGCAGAAGAATCCACTACTATGTCAGAAAAGGGTGAAATATTAACAATATACTCGGAATCAGATAGAATTAAAACAATACTTGAGGATTTATTTCAAAACAAATTGGACATTAACACAAACCTACAAATGTGGGCTAGAGGTATGGCGAAATATGGTGATGATTTTGTTTATTTAAAAATTGATCCAGAAAAGGGTATTATTGGAGTACAACAATTACCAAATATTGAAATTGAAAGAATTGAAGGTGCATCAACTAAAAAAGCAATTAATACAGATAGTAAAGTACCATCAAGAGAATTAAGATTTCAATGGAAAAATAAAGATTTAGAATTCCAAGCTTGGGAAGTTGCACATTTTAGATTATTAGGTGATGATAGAAAGTTACCATATGGTACTTCTATGTTAGATAAGATTAGAAGAATTTGGAAACAACTTTTACTTGCTGAAGATGCGATGTTAATTTACAGAACATCTAGAGCACCTGAAAGACGTGTATTTAAAATATTTGTGGGTAACATGGACGATAAAGATATCGAACCGTATGTACAAAAAGTTGCCAATAAATTCAAACGTCAACCAGTATCTGACCCACGTAATGGTCAAGTAGATATGAGGTACAATCAGATGGCGGTAGACCAAGATTATTTCGTACCTGTTCGTGACCCAGGCCAAACTATGCCGATTGAAACATTACCTGGTGCATCAAATTTAGGTGAGATTGCCGATATTGAATACATTCAAAAGAAAATGTTAGCGGCACTTCGTATTCCGAAAGCATTCTTAGGTTTTGAAGAAGTTGTTGGTGATGGAAAAAATCTTGCATTAATGGATATACGTTTTGCAAGAACAATTAATAAAATACAAAAATCATTAATACAAGAATTAAATAAAGTTGCTTTAATCCATCTATATCTTTTAGGTATGGAAGATGAATTAAATAATTTTACACTTTCATTAACTAATCCATCATCTCAATCCGATTTATTGAAAATTGAAATGTGGAAAGAGAAGATAACACTTTACAAAGATGCAACATCAGACCAATCACAAATTGGTATATTGCCGGTGTCTCACACATGGGCCAAGAAAAACATTCTTGGGTTTAGTGATAATGAAGTTGTTTTAGATTTACAACAACAACGTCTTGAAAGAGCGATGGGATTTGAATTAAACAATACACAGAATGTAATTAAACGTTCAGGTGTGTTTGATGATGTGGATGCAAAGTATGGTATCTCTGAAGAAGAAAGAGAAAAGGCAATGGATGCTGCGGGTGGTGAAGCGCCAGGTGGTGGAATGGATATGGGTGGAGGGTCAACACCAGAACCTCCAGCGGCTGGAGGAGACGCACCACTAAGTGAATCTACTAAATCAAAGAAATCAAAAATATTAGGTATGCTAGGTGAAGAAAAAGAAGATTTCAACTCTTTATTTGATATGAAAAGAGCACAACAGAATATTTATGAAATAGAAACTAAATTGAACGATATTTTAAACGATTAAAAATGAACAAATTCGGAACGATAAAATCAAAAATGTTAACTAAAATAACTGAATCTTATTCTAAACAAAATAAGAATGAAGTTAAAGATATGTTAAACACAATTAAAGAAAACAAAGCATTTAAAGAAATGTATTTGTTTTATGAAGAAATTGAGAATAAATATTTCGAGGATAAAGAGATTGCAAAATTATATGTTGAGGGATTAAATACATATTTTGGTCAACCAATGGGTAATTGGAATGATTTAAATGTATTTTGTGAATCTCTACATGATAAATTGGGTAATATTGAAATTGAAATTAACGAATTATATGAATCTTTAGATATATTATCTGAAAAAGATTCATTATCAAATATTGAAAAAAAGGTTATTGCAAAAAAGAAATTAGTAGAACATTTAACAACTAAAAAAGATATTAACGAGTCTCAAGAGACTAAATTTGTCGCAAACGAAAATTTATTACACGCTGTTTTAGCAAACAATTTTAATGTACTTTACACTAATACACTTTCTGAAGAACAAAAAATCGAATTAAAAACAATACTTGATTTATCAAGTGAAGATTTAGAAAACAAAACATCCGAATTAAAGGAATCTATATTAAATCAAATTGGTGATATCATAAATGAATCTAAAGATTCTGAAATGGTAACCAAACTATCTAAAGTAAAAGATGAGGTCCTAAAAAAGGAAACATCTAAAATTAATTATTACAGATTAACTGAATTAAAAAATGGTCTTAACTAAGACCATTTTTCTTTTGTTGGACATATATTGCCTTTAAAACCTCTTTTCTTTTATTCACTGAAGGTTTAACAAACTCCTGTCTTGCTCTTAATTTTTGAACTTGTTTAACTTTTTGAACTTTCTGTTTGTAAGTTCTTAATGCACTCTCGATGCTTTTTTCTTTTGTAACGTCAATTATTATCATATTAATATAAGTATATCACAAATATATAAAAATATTTTTGGAATTGTAAGATATTTTCTTTATAATTTATTAACACCATAAATAATATATAATGAAAAACCTTAATGAAAATTGGAAAATACATCCCACTAGGGACGTACAACGACGTGAAAATCGGTTATGGTACCGTAGATTTTAGAAATCTTAAAACCATTTACTTAAAATTAAATTCGTGGACTCAACCCGAAAATGAAACAGACGACTTTAACAGTACAATTAATAAAACAAGAAGAAAAGTAAAAGAAATTATATACAATCTCAAGTGTCCAAATTTTAAACAACAATCAATAGTTGATTTAGACATAAGAACTAAAGGTATAAAACTTGAAAAGAGGTCTTTTATGAATTTAGAGATTACATTATATGTCGATACTCAATTTGATGTTAAATCAAAAGAAATAAAAAACATCATTAAAGAGTTATTAGAAAACGTCATAGATAATGGTTTATCTGATAAAAAATTATTCAATTTCAACGTAAATAAGAAATAAGTTAGATATTGATGTATTTATAGTAATAAAAACTATAAATGAAGGTATTAGGACCAAAAGAAACCGGTAGAGGAATTTTAATTGAGTATGACGCCGGTCACGTTTCTCCTGAAGATAATAAAAAAATAATTTCAGAAATGAAGAACATGGACTTTTCACAAGACCTTGTTCTTTATGCTGTTTTGCAAAAATACGATACCCCAAACAAGAACGGGAGAATCTATCCCGAAGCAATTCTCAAAAGAGAAAACGAAAAATATCAAACTCTTATTAAAAAAGGTGGGGCTCTAAATGAGTTAAATCACCCGTCATCTTCACTTATCGATTTAGATAGAGTATCACACTCTATTGTTGAAACTTGGTGGGATGGTAGAATGTTAATGGGGAAAATTAAATTATTCACATCACCAGGATGGAAGAAAATGGGTATTGTCTCCACTAAAGGAGACCAGGCAGCCATGTTAATAATGAATGGTGCTGTTTTAGGTATCTCATCTAGAGGTGTTGGGTCACTTAAAAACGTTAAAGGGGACAACATAGTTCAAGAAGATTTTGAATTAGTATGTTTTGATTTAGTTTCATCACCTTCAACACCTGGAGCCTATATTTTTTCAGATCCATCTGAAAGAGATCAATATCAAGAATCAATAGAAGAAAAACCTGTAGTTGACGACAAAATGAAAAGATTGATGGGTAAATTAGATACTTTTTTATCTAAATAATCAATTTTATAGGTGTAGTTATATTGAAAAATAGAATTTTTCATAAAACGATACTATTTATAAGATAATAAAAACAAAAATTCAAATGACTGAAAAATCAATTTTAGAACAAGCGTTACTTCAAGTGCAAAATCTTGAAGAAGCTGTTAAGCAAAATGCAAAAGGTATACTTGCTTCAACCATGAAACAAGAACTAAGCGACTTGCTTAAAGAATCATTAGAAGAAGAGGAGAAGTTAGATCCAATGGGTGAACAACCTGAAGACGAAACTAAACCTGAAGAAGAGGACGACGATATGTCAGACGATGACGCAACTGCAGATGATGCAGAAGCTGATGACGCTGAAAATGATACTGACCTCAATAACGAACCAAGTAAAGGAATCGATGATTTAGATTCTGACGCAATGGGTGACGATTCATCAATGGATGAGCCTGAACTTGAATTACCTGCGGCAGGAGAAGGTATCGATGACGAAGATGTTATGGACATGACAGGTGCTTCAGATGATGAGGTACTTAAAGTTTTCAAAGCTATGAAACCAGAAGATGGTATTGTAGTTAAGAAAGATGGTAATAACGTTGAATTTGGTGACGGAGAAAACGAATACATCATTAAACTTGATGGGGACGATTCAATGGATTCAGCACCAGAAATGGAACCAGAAATGGGAACTGATATGGGTGGGGAAATGGATGAAAATTCTGAAGTTGATGAGGAACCAATTTACGAAATTGAGTTTTCTGAAGAAGATGAATCTTCTGAAGAAGGTGATGTTAAAGAAGTTGAAGCTACAGAAGCTGCAAGAACTTATGGTGCTGACGTAAGAACTCCCGCAAATCAAGGTAAAAAATACAAAGCGGGTCGTCATGAAATGAATGAAAATGTTAAATCTTTAAATGAAGAGATTGAAACATTGAAAAAGCAAAACGGTGAATACAAGAAGGCTTTAGTTCTTTTCAAAGACAAACTTAACGAAGTTGCTGTGTTCAATGCAAACTTAGCTTACGCTACACGTTTATTTACTGAACATTCTACAACAAAACAAGAGAAAATGAATATTCTTAAGAGATTTGATTCAGTTTCTTCATTAAATGAGTCTAAGGGCTTATATAATACAATCAAAACTGAACTTGGTGTAAAAACAACAGTTACCGAGTCAGTGGTTGAAAAAATCTCTAACACTCCATCATCATCTACATCAACTGAAGTATTGGCGGAAGCGAAAGCTTACGAAAATCCACAATTCAGAAGAATGAAAGATTTGATGGGAAAAATAAAATAATAAATTAAAAAACAAAATACTCAAAACATGGGAGCATTATTAGATTCAGGTATGGTAGGTAACATCGGGTTAAAACACCTTAGAGTTATCAAAGAAGATACCATCAAAAAATGGGATGACTTAGGATTCTTAGAAGGTCTTAACGGTCACCAAAAAGATAACATCGCACAATTATATGAAAACCAAGCGTCTTATTTAATCAACGAAGCTGCAATTGCAGATGCGTCTGGTTCTTTCGAGACTGTAGTTTTCCCTATTATTCGTCGTGTATTCTCAAAATTATTAGCTAACGACATCGTGTCTGTACAAGCTATGAACTTACCAATCGGTAAATTATTCTATTTCGTACCAAAAATTCAAGAAAGAACGGCTAACGGTCTTGATCATTACAAGCCATACGGTTATCCTGATGCGGCTGCTGGTGTTACTGCAACTGCTGGTTATCCTGCAACTGCAAAACCTCTTTACGATCGTTTCTACGAAAACAGTGATGCCGCTGACCAAGGTCTTTTTGATTACTCAAAAGGTTCTTTCACAGTAGCATCTATCACTGGTACATCTATTGTAACTTTCTCAAATGGTGTTGAAAGTAGTGCGGTAACTCACGCTACAGGAACAACTATTGACTCAGTTATCTTAAAGTTAACAGGTTTCTCTAAATTAGGTCAAGGTAAATTAGCAGGTCCAGACGGTAACGAAATGGACACAGAAGAGTTCTTAGCTTCTTTAGCTGTAACTTCTGCACAAGTTCAATCAGGTGCTGCGTTAAATTTTAACGTGGTAACTCAAAAATATGGTAAAGGTATGGTAGCTTACGGACAGAAGTCTTCAGGTACTAACGGTAACTTATTTAGAGACATTTGTGATGAAGATGGTACAATCTACTTAAATGTTGATTTACAAACATATTCAGCAACAGCAGGTTTCAGTTCTCATACAGTTGCAAGTAATTCAACTTTAGTTGGTGCTGACTTTGTTGCAACATATCGTCAATACGCAACTTTAGAGTTCGAAGATGAAATCGGTGAAGTATCTTTTGATTTAGAGTCAGTAACAGTTTCTGTAACTGAAAGAAAATTAAGAGCTAGCTGGTCTCCTGAATTGGCTCAAGACGTTAGTGCATTCCACAACATCGATGCTGAGGCAGAATTGACTGCATTGTTATCTGAGCAAATCGCTGCTGAGGTTGACCGTGAAATCTTACGTGACTTACGTAAAGGTGCCGCTTGGACTGCTAAATGGGATTACAATGGTTGGAAATACGGTGGAACTGGTGGAGCAACTCTACAAGGTTACACTCAAAAAGATTGGAACCAAACTTTGGTTACAAAAATTAACCAAATTTCAGCTCAAATCCATAAGACTACTTTAAGAGGTGGTGCTAACTGGGTTGTTGTTTCTTCTGAAGTTTCTGCAGTATTTGATGATTTGGAATATTTCCACGTATCAAACGCAGAACCTGAGCAAGATCAATACAACATGGGTATCGAGAAAATCGGTTCAGTAGCAGGTCGTTACCAAGTGTATCGTGACCCTTACTTCCCAGCTGGAAAAATCTTGATTGGTCATAAAGGAAAATCATTATTGGACGCAGGATATGTATACGCACCATACGTGCCATTACAATTAACTCCAACAATGTACAATCCATTTACAATGACTCCTATCAAAGGAATCATGACACGTTACGCAAAGAAAATGGTGAACAACCGTTACTTCGGTGTAATCAATGTAAGTGGTATCCAAACATTTGACATGGATAGTTTAAGATAATCTTCGGATTTATCATATTAAGAACCCTCACAGAAATGTGGGGGTTTTTTATTTTTGGTATATTCCAGAATATTATGTATATTTGCTTTATGTCCGAAGTAGATTACAATAAATTAAGGTTAGACGTCTTAGAGAAATTAATCCAATCAAGAGGTATTGATTGCAAGATTAAAAAGGACGAAATGGTAAAGATGTTAAAACTCGACGATGAGGGGAAATATCGGGTACCAATGGGTAATACCACATATGAAAAATCAGAAGGTGGTTTTAATGTAGGAATAGACATAAAAAATCAATCGGACTTAGTACAGATTGGTAAATTGGTGGAAAAAAAAGATGCAAAATCATTAAATAGGTATTCAGATAATAGAGTGTGGTTTTGGACAAAACAAAAATTAATGTAATGAATTGGATGGAGTACTTTTTAGAGATTGCTGAGGTGGTAAAACTCAAATCTAAGGACCAATCTACACAGATAGGTGCCGTTGTAGTCGGTGAGGGTAATAACGTCCTTTCTACGGGTTATAATTCGTTTCCAAGGGGTTTGGATGATTCATTAGAAGAACGTCAACAGAGACCCGAGAAATACTTCTGGATAGAACACGCAGAACGTAATGCAATATACAATGCGGCGTTAGAAGGTGTATCCCTTAAAAACTCAACAATTTATTTAACATCGGGACTACCTTGTATGGATTGTGCTAGAGGAATTGTTAATTCGGGAATAAAGACGGTATATTGTAAGGAAGTCTGTACCACTAAAAACAAAGAAAAGTGGGATGAATCCCAAAGTAAGGCTAAACAACTTTTAAATGAGTGTGGAGTTAATCTTATTTATTATTGAGTATCAGGTATTTTAGTATCCTTTATAAATTTTATATGTGAATTTTTATATGATTTTAATGATTCATCATTTACATCTTTAGTATATTGCCAATTCCAATACAAATCATCATTTATTTTAAAACCATAAAATTCATGAACTTTCTTTTGTAAATCATTAACATTTACACCATTAAAGTTTTGTCCCGTACAAATAAATCCAGTTTCAATATCTTTAACTAAATTAGATTCACCTAACGCTGTGTGTCTATTTTCTATCCAAGTTAGACGTTCGATTAGATTTTGATAAAACATATTTGTTTGTCCCCATCTAACGGAACTGAGAAATATCACAGCGTCAGATTCAAACAACTCCTTACTTATTTTCCAAAGTTCATCTTTGGGATTGTTAATACTAGCCCAACATCTGTGATGACCGGTCGGATTTTTGTCTTTATCCTTAAGTTTTGCTTTTAATAAACCACAACTGTTACCGTCTTTCCTTGATACATTACCTTCACAAGGAACTATATTTAGTTCTGAAACATCTATTAATGTTGATTTATCTCCTAATTCATCATTAAGATACATCGCAATCATTTTTGATTTTGGTATATCAATATCATTTTTGTCCCAATTATGTCTATTAGAACAACTTAATAGTAAAACTTTTTTCTTATTTTCAAGAACACCCAACGTTTTCTTAATTGACTTCCAAGCATCAGATTGTACCATCTCCTCAGAAATCATCATTTGTCTAATCCTTTGTATGTTCTCTTGTAAGTTCATATTAATCTAACCATTTGGCGTTTAGTCCGATATACACATTAGGTTGTATAAATCCATCGGGGAATTGTATAAATGTTTGTGTGGTTCTATGCCAACCTTCACCTAATTCATATTTACCATTTTTGGTTTTAAATAGAATAATTGGTTCTTCGGAAATCCCCTGACTCTGTAATAATTCTTTTTGTGTTCCGTGTCTTTCAATATCTTTGTCAACATCTTGTCTTACTTCACCTGCAATTCTACTTTCCAACTGTTTTTTTGTGTTATCGGTAAAGATATCCATTGATATTGGGAAATCTTTTTGGAACTCCCATTCCATATCTTTAACATACATATCAACCCATTCTGTAATACCTTCATTTGTGCTTATATCATCTGATTGTGTAACCATTTTATAAACCCAATCTCTTATTACATATTCAGGAGTGTTTGGTAGTTTTTCTTTTAACCAATTAAGCATTCCTTGTCTTGTTTCTGTAACAATACCCATCATTTCTTTGATTCTATGTATGTTCTCTTGTAAGTTCATATTAATATTTTACCAGGTACGACAAGCCCAATAACGTGGTTTCCATCTTGGACCTGGATTATCACAATTCATACGTGCTCTAAACGATTTACGTCTTGCAGGATTATTCTTTTTAATTACCATTCTTTTACCTTTAGCGGATTTACCACCAAAACCAAAGTTTACTTTAACAACTTTACCTTGACCATTCTTAACGTAAACTTTAAACTTTTTAACATCACCTTGCATAATTTTACCAAGTTGTACTTTACGACCTTGGTATTCAGCCTCGTTTAACAGATTAGTAGATTCTAAGTTTGTCTTTTCTATTGAACCAAACTCATCTTCATATATTAAAACTGGTGTTTCTTCATTAAATTCAAACAATCTTTCAAATTGTTCTTCACTAATTTGTATGATTAATTTTTTTTCCATTGACTCATCAAATTTTGTCATAGTAGGTTTATTACCCTTACCAACTTTAGGGTCTTTCTTTTCCGCTCGTCTTTTTTGTGACGTCATCGATTTTTTATCTTTCTTACTATAAGATGACGCAACTTTTGGTGTTTCTTTAGATACTTTTTTAGATGGTCTACATTTAGGATATGATTTACCATCCGCGTCTTTACGACCACATGGTGGGTGTTTTCCGTCAACCTTTTTGCTTACGTCAACCCACTTTTCTTTAAACCATCTTCTAAGGTCTTCTTGTAAGACTTCTCCCGATTTTAATGATTCTTCTATATATTCTTTATCTTCTTTAGATACTATGAATTTCATATTATTTTTTACATTTTTTCCATCCACCACCTTTAGCCTTATAATCTTTTGCTGCGAATCCGTTTGCATATGCAGAAGGGTAAACGTCAAATTTAGCCTTAGCCTTAGCTTTAGATGCTGCCCATTTTGCAGGGTCTGTTGGACAATTTTTACTTTCGTCTATTTCCATCGCCTCATACATTTCCTTTTCTGATAGATTTTTAGGTTCAACACCTTTTTTCTTCATATTGATTGCAATTGCGGCTTGTTGTGCTGGACTACTCGCTTCATTAACTGGTACACAATTTGGTACCGTTTTTCCATTTTTTTTCTTACTACCAATTCTTTTGTACCCATCCCAACATTTTTCAGATAAATCTTTTTCCGATTCGGATAGATTCTTTTGTTCAAAGTATCCTTCCATAAAATTTGCAACTTCTTCAATATCGTCTTTAGATGTTGTAATATGGTCACCAGCCCAAGCATGTTCCCCCGTTACTAATTTAGGGAAATCTGGCATATGTTTAAAGTTTAATATCTTTTCAATATCATTTTTCATTTGAATTAGGTTACTTAAAACCATATATGTTCCATCTTGTGAAATGTGATTTTCTTGTTCCATCTGTATTATCTTTTTGAGTTGCGACTCGGTTAAAATGATTTTTTTCATATATATAAATAGTTTATTTTTCAGACACAATCTCAAATTTTATTTTATCCTTATAAAAAATTTCTTCTGAGAATGTTTTACCTTTTATCTCTAAAGTATATTCACGAGGAATAAGATAAGATGTGTTTAAAACAAATGAATTTTCGTTGGTTTTATCGACCTTAGTCCAATCATGAACGTTAACCTGAACAAGTCCTTCGTTTATATAAATTCGATAATGTACCTCGTCTAATAATACACTTTTTGGGGTGTTAATTGATCTAAATGTTATCACAATTTTTCTTTCTTCACCTCTTTTTATTTTTTCATTTTGGTTAAGTCCAAAATATTGTATTGAATAACGTTCTAAATCAGTTTGATTGACCCCAATAGAAAATCCTGATGAAAGTGGTTTTGGTATGAATTTTTGTACGGTATTATCAAATTGAACACCTTCAATGAATATGTTTTTCCAAACATCACTAAAGAATTTTTTACCATCGCAATTAATACCTGATATTCCAAAAGTAACTTTATAAACGCCCTTTCTCACTAATGTTGATGTAATCCCTGTTAATCCACTAATTGGTGTGTTAGTTGAGTTTAAAATATCAACAGTGGGAACTGAATCTAAATTCACATAATTTCCATTTTTTGTAACATACAAATATAGATTTTGTTGTAAATCTTCAATAAAATCAAATCTATCATCATCTATTCTATCGTCAAATATTGATTCAACATATGGTTCAAAAAAGGTTTGAGTATATTTTGTGAAAAATGAGACAGATTGGTCAACTGGTTGAGGTACTAATTGATATGGTACACTAAAGGCCACACCTAAACCATAGTCGGTAGCCCCCGTTAAGACACCATTAACATAGTTTGTAATGTCAACATCTAAGTTTTCATTACCATTATCAAAATGAGCGGTAGTAACAATGGTTGGGGATGCGTTATAAATACCGTTTATTGTCCAAGCACTTAATGTCGTTCTATTGTACCAGTTAGAAGGTCGTTGGTCAAATGTGTTGTTATCTTCATTAAAATCGTAAACTTGGTCATAATCAAAACCATATCCCTCATCCCAAAATTCAGGTATTTTAAAAACAATTAAATCAAATGAAGTTGCTCTTAATCTACCACTATAACCATTTTGACCAATTAATGCTTCATCACCAAAAATAGTGTTTGTCATTTTAAGATAATGTTTAGTAGTGTTCAAATTTAAAACCAATTCATCGTTATCTGTTTTGGTTTTTAAATCAGAAAAATCAACTTTAAATATATATTTAGAAAAACTAGAACCGAAAAATATGTCGGTATTAGGGTTTTTAGACGTATTTGTCTGAGAATCCTTTACAATAGTATTGTTTTTTTCAAAATATGAACGGAAATATGACATCTTTTTTATTTATAAATATCCAATTAATTAATCTTAATTGAACTATTCAACATGTCAGCTTCTAAATTTGAAATTTTGGTCATTAAATCTATGTAATTTGGGTCAGATTGTATTAACGGTGTTTCCATTAAATGTACGTGACTGGCAAATAGATTGGCCATACTATACAATACCTGTAATAATACTTCACCTCTAACAAGTGAGAATGTGTTTGGGTCGATTGACTCCAAATACTCTTCTTGCTTAATTTCGTATTTATTTAACTTTTCAAAAGAAATTGGTTTTTTATTTTCAAAATTAGGTGATTTTGCCTCAGTGGATAACATGTAAATTTTATCAGTTATTAATGCTGAAAAAGATTGTTCTAACCCATCAGGACCTTTCTTAAGATATGTGTTTTTTACCCTTTTATTTTTTCCTGGAATTGTATAACTACTAACTGAAAAAACTAAACCATTTTGTGGACCAACATTTTGTGCTAAAATTACTTTACTAAATTTTGCAATTCGATTAGCAGTTTCACCTGATGATAGTTGTTTTTCTTTACAATCTTTTGTTGGTCTGAAATAAAACGGATGTAAATCAACATCACCTATTGGTAAGGTCCCTCCAGTTAATTCTTTTTTATATGAATTATAAACTTCACTTAATGTTCCTTTCGAGTGAATTGTTTTAAATACGTCCCTTATTAAAACTTCAGGAGGACGTTCATCACTTGAATTTAATGAAAATGTTACACCTGATGTACTACCGTCTAAACTGTTTAATTTAGTTAAACCTGAAAGAATTAAAACGTCAGCTAAATTGGTGTTATCGGTTTTATAAACATTTTTACCATAAAAAGTTTTACCTGATGAAATGGCTTCGTTTATTGTGTAAACATAAAAATCTACGGTTGTTGAATCTCCTGAAAAACTTTTAATATCATATTCAATAATTGACTTTAGTGGTTTTGATTCGATTTCCCATGTATCAATCGTGTCGGTAACTTGTTGTAAATTCTTATCAAATTTTTTAAGATATAAAGAAGAATTTTTATTTGCTAAGATAGGTTGTGAAACCAATTCCGTTTTTTGTTTTATTGTGGCTCCCTTTTTTGATATTAATTTACCACCTCGCATCATTAAACCATTTTCGGTGAATATAATATCTGAACCATATTTTCCGTAAACACCATAATCCGTGTGTCTAGCAAACGCCCCATCATTTTTAATTAATTCATCCGTATCTTTTTTTGAAATATTTGGACCATGTTTTGCCGCAATACCGTAAGTAGTATTCTCAACTTGAGCTGAGTGTGTTTGAGAGTTGTAATCGTGCATTGTTGTAAACGGACCTGCAACATACTCTACGTTAGTAAATTCTTTTTCTGTGTTATATGATAGTAATTTTACAGTTTGACCAATTTCAGGGATAAAATTAATATTAGTTGGTAAAAACGGAATTGCGGTAAATAAATCTTTATCATCCCACGCACTATAATCCAATGCCTTTTCCATTTCTCCGGTATATGAACTATATTTAATACACCTAATTCTACCTAAATGTTTTGGGTCCAAATTATCAATACAAACACCGATATCAATTATTTTCATTTTACTTGTCTTTTACCTATTTCCGTATTTACGTTATTATATAGTTCACTAATACTTTCCATATGTCTAGTTAAATCGATAATTAAACTTTTAGTTTTTTCAAATTCATCATATAATTCTTTTTCAACTAAAAATAAATCACCATTTGATTTGTTTTTAACATCTGTAGCAATATCTATTAATTTTTCTTTTTCCATTTTAATGTGTAATACCAAAAGAAGGTCCCGCCAATGGATTTGCACCAAATACCGAAACCTTAGAGTTAGTGTCATGTTCTTTAGTATGACCATCTATTATTCCTTTTACAAAATCACCCACTTGACTTGGTACACCAAATTTATCACCTGTGTCAATACCAGCCCCGTTTAAATTTTCCATTGCATTCATATATGCTCTGTCGGCACTATAACCATCCCTAAGTGCACTCGTTAAAAGTAAGATTGGAGGGATTTGTATTAAACTTAAAGCACCCATCAATGCGGCATTAATTGTGGAGTTAATTAAACCATATAATGTTTCACAATTTGTTAAATCAGTTTCTAATAATTTTGTTAACAACGCAATTAATGAACTTATTATTAATACATATTTTTTTGATTTATTTAGTAAAATTTTAGCAGCAAAAATTGCTAAGAATTCAATTAAATCTTTTTTAACACGAGACCAAAATTCCGCCAAAAACTTCCAAAAAAGTTGATTAATAATATAATTAAAAAGTTTATGTAATTTTTTCATGATAACTTTAACATCGTTAATTGTATTACCGGCTTCAGAAACTAATTGTTTATAAACAATAACAATAGGTAAAAAATATTTTGGCGATAATACCGAAGCGATTAAAGCTTTAGGTAGATTTAATATAAATGAACTCAACAAATTAATATGGAAATTATCCACGGGTATCGTATCATTAGTTTGATTGTGAGCATCTGCAGCTGCATTATATAACGTTTTAGAAACAACATCGTTTAAATTTTTATTGTTTGATAAGAATACAAAATCTTCAAAATGGGTAGAACTAATTTCAGCTGTAAAGTCATTACAATCTCTAAATTTTAAAACTCGATTACGTCTATTTGCCTCATCATCTAAATCAATTCCTTCTACGTCGTCAAAATCAAAATAAAATTCTGAATCTTGGTCGTTCTCATTAAATTGAGTTGTTGCATTTTGTTTTAATCCAGTGTCGGGGGCACCACAATTTGCACAAATTTTCTTTAGTAATCTTGTTAAATTATCAAGACCAATATTAAATAATGGTGGTTCACTACCATCGGCGTTTATTGTCATTAATACTGCCATTTTGGTAACTCCAGACATATCAATGTTTTCAATGTTACTATAATAGTCATTAAAAAATCCTTGGATTGTTCCTCCTGTAATTGCGTTAGTTGGATTAACTTGTAATCCTGAAATATTATATTTTTGATTGTTTTGGTCCCATACAAAATCAAAAAGTGAATCACCATTTTGTGTTGTAAAAGATTGTGATCCTCCATTAAAACTATTGAATAACATTCTATTCATTTGCTTAAGACCTGTTACCGATGATGATGATTCGTAAACTATTTTTCCCGTACTTGAAGTTGGGTCCATAGTTAAAACGTTCATGAAATCAAATTCGGTAGGGCTTAATGTAACAGTACTTCCTGTGAATGATTTTTGTGTTCCACAAATACCATCGCCAGCAAATAGAATTTTTTGAACCCCATCCATTACAATCGTTTTTGAACTTTTTATGGTTTCGTGTGCCGATTCTTGTGTAATTTGTTTTAATCTTTGTTTTGAAAATGCTCTATCTGAATAGTCCACCGTTGGATTTTTGGGAGCGGTGCCTAAAAACCCTTCAACGGTGTCAATTAGGTCTTGAAATATATCGGTCTGACTTTCTTTTTTTTTCGCCCTCTTGGGAATTAAATCACTTAAATTTTTTCCATTAAAATTTGGAACTTTTGAGGCCAATTTATCTGGAATAGACCCAACAAAAGCTTTACCTGAATCAACTACTTTTTTTGCGTCGTCGTTGATTTTTTTAACGGCATTAATCTTAGATTTAATCTTAGCTTTTTGTTCTTTAATTGACATTATAATGAATACTTATCGGATTTCTTATCTTCGTCAGTGTTAACGAGTCTGTCTAATATTTCTCTATCTTCATCTGATAATGTTAACTTACCCATAGGTCCTCCACCAGAACCTCCACCTGAAGTTTGTTTAAGTAAAACACTCTGTAATTTAACTAATGAGATTTTCTTCTCTGTACAGTCGTTTAGAATTTTTTGTTGTTCTTTAATAACAGGACCAATAACGCTCATATCTTCAGCGTCTTTCATGAAACTCATCATTTTTCTCATGATGGTAGATGCGGTGTTTCTGTTTTCGACTACATCATTGTATATCTCTTGCATTAACGCCATTGCGGAATCAATATCTAAAGTAATATTGTTTTTTCTTTCTCTCATAACAATAAATAGATTTATTCTAAAAACCCAACTAAAATACCGTCATAAATCTTTTTATAACGTTTCATTGCTATTCTAATCTCTTTTGTTGATAATGAAGTCATTTCCCTTAAAGAGAGTAGGATGAGGTTCTTATTGAACTTATTACCGTCCCCAACTTGGAATATTTTATCAAAATTGCTAAAAATCTCAAGTAAGGCGTAACCTAATTTTTGTTCGTTTTCGTTTAAATTTTGATTTTCTACGAATTCTTCTAAGTTTGCGGTTAATTTAATTATAATTGCTTGGTAGTCAATAACATGTTCGTCAATAACATATGATAAATCCGTACTGTCTTCAACGTCCGAAGAAATGTCATCATATGATACTTGTCTATTCTGTTCTTTGTTATCTTTCTGTATTGCACCCATAAGGTAATTTTTACAGATTGTACCAAAATAGGAATAAGCCTTTGTATTTTTAGTATGGTCAAATTTATTTATTTTCGTTATTAAAAAAGACATAGTATCGGTGTGAATTTCATTAAAATCCATATCTTTTCTATATAATTTATAACGTCTAATAATACTTTCTACCATTGTAATTAATGGGTCTCTTAAATATTCATTGAATATCTTGTTCTTTTCTGTTTCGTCAGTACTTTCAAGGTAATTGACTACCGCCTTTTCTTGATCCTCACCAAAGTAAATTTTTTGGGTTCTAGGTCTTGGCATTAAGTGGTTATATAGTTTACTTCTCGTTTATTTTTGAAGAAAAATTCTTTTTTAGCTGTGTCTAACCAAAATTTAACTTCGTTTTCTAATAATTTTTTATTTTCGTCGTTTCTGTAACTCCAAAATAATGAATCTTCTCTCATGTTAACGTGTTGATATCCAATACGAGGTACTGTCATAATTCTAACACCATTGTGTGTTAATCTTAATAAAAATTCATAACTAAATGATAGTTTGATATTTTCCTTAAGACTACCATTATCTTTAATAACTTGAGTTCTATATAAACCACCACTTGTTTGGTAATTTTGAAATTCTAATAAAACTTCATTGTCAATAAATCCTTGTAATTCGGTAAAACCATACGCCCAAGCAGACTCGTTTGTGAAATTAACAAAATTACCTTCTTGATTTATATCTCTAATGATTGGTAAGAACACATCAACATCAGAATATATGTTTAGATATTCATTCATTGATTTTAACCAAATTGGTCTATACTCATCATCAATTTCAAAAATTGAAAACCATTCAGTTTCACATTTTTCAATTCCTAAATTTATTTGTGAACAAAAATCTGTGTTACCTTTATTTTCAACAAATGTAATTTCTAATTTATTTGATAAATTATTAAGTTCTTTTTTAACTTTGGTTGGACAAATAATAGATAAAATAACATCATTATGAAAATCCTCAATAGAGGAAATCGCGTTAGTTAACATTTCTTTGTAGTCACCGTCAATTTTATGAATTGGTAATATTATTGTTATTTTTTTCATACAGTTTCTTCTTGTTTTAATTTTTCTAATGCAGTTTCGATTGACTCCACTCTTTTATTTTTTAAAGAATTAAAAATTGATTTAATACTTGTTTTGGTTATTGATGTGTCATAAGGTAATAATGTTTCTTTCATTTTTTCTTTAACTTCGTCAGTTAATTCAACACCATCAATCCAAGCTAAAATATATGAACCCAAAACATCTACAATTTTATTACTATCATAGGTCCACATTCCATTTTCACTTAACCAAGATGGTTCTGAATTAGGAATTTTACCAACAACAGGTACACCACATTTCATAGATTCTAATGGGAAGGTACCAAAGGTAGACTCATCATCAATCCACAATGAAACCATACATTCTTTTAAATTCATTGCAAATTCATCATATGTCATTTGAACCATGTCTCTAAATGTAATCCATCTAAGTTGTGGGAATTTTATATAAAACTCAGAAATTAACTTTCTATGTTTTGATCTGTCTCTACAACTGATAGCAACATATGGTTTTAATGGTAATTCAATAGGTGAAAATTGGTCACCAATAATTGGTGGGATAACATGAACTAAACTCTCAGGGAAATACTCCATGATATATTGTTTAGTTTCTTCTGTAGTTGTAATTACTTTATCAAAACCAAAATCACTAAATCTACTTCCGATTGGTAATGTTTCAAACATGTAATCCTTTTCTTGAATTAACATTACTTTTACACATTTGATGTTTGATAATTGTTGTAATGCGTTTCCGTAATATTCAGGAACAACAACAATATCATCAATTTTTAATTCAACTTTATCGTCTTTAATACTCACGATATCTAAAGATGAGTATGTCTCACCCAACCAAGATTTAACACCAACATATGATTTATCTTCAACTAAAATTTTAGCTTCGATACCATCTTCTTTTAATGTTAGTGCCAAATCGTAAATGTATTTTACGGATGCTCTTGCGTTATTTTTTGAGTCGTATGTTAAAAAATATACAATACTCTCTTTTGTGTTTAATCTACCTAATGCAGATTCTAATTTTTCTATGTTTTCGTTTTTATTACTCATCGTCTTCGATTAATATTTGGTTTTTTATTAAAGTGTTAAATGCAATTTTAAATGATACTGATGTTCCTTCTTGGCCAAATTTCCCGAGACCTTCGTCTACTTCATCAATCTCACCTAATATTCTTTCTAAACACATTTTTATTAGTTCATATTTAAAAATGTTAATATGAGTTGATTCATCATCTTCCTCTTCATCATTATCAGTTTTATCTACTGCTGGGGTGGTTCTACATTTATCTGTGATTCCGTCGATATTAATGTAGTAGTTTTTTCCAAAGAGTTCAACCATGGTTCTTGTATTTCAGTTAATTTAGATATTTCTTTTTTATTTGTAAAGTGTTGATTATAAGTTGTGTTGAATTTGATTACATCTTTATCTTCAGGACATAAGTCCAAAATATTTTTATTATCGGTAATCCAAACATCACATTTATTCCAATTATTTTCAATTTCATCACTTCTAATGAACTTAATATTATTACCTAAAAATCCATTTTTAGATAAAAAGAATAATGTTGCGGGTTTTGCTTTACCCAACTCATCTAATCCAATTAATGTAAAATTATGATTTGGGTTTTCATAAATTATTTTATGTAAATCACTAAATGTTGTTGAATAACTTAGTCCTGCGTGACCAAAAATTTCAATCGGATATTCAATAAAAAGGAAGTAATCAGATTCTTCTTTAGACTCAAATTTATATGAGTTTAATAAGTTATCATTTTGAATTGGTTCAATTACCCCATATTCAAAATTACTTTCTAACTTAACATCGTCTGCTAAGTATGCATCATTATAGTGATAATCAAATTTTTGTATTGTGTTTCTTATTACACCATCTATACTAATGAATATTTCCATAGTAGAAATATACAAGTAAAAAATACATAAGTAAACAATAAACCCACACCATTATGTTAAACGATGTGGGTTTATTAAATGAAATTAACTTTATTGTTAATCGTATCTATTTAAAATTTCACCAATAATTGGGTTTCTTACAATGTCTTGCATTCCGAATTCAAAAATTCCAATTCCTTTAACATCTTGTAATCTCACTTTAGCGTCAAATAAACCAGATTTAGTTTTATCTCTGAATTTATCTGATTGTTCAAGGTCTCCTGAAATAAAGAATTTTGAATTATATCCAATACGAGTTAATAATAACTTAATCTGTGATGGGGTCGCATTTTGAGCCTCTTCAAAAACGAGGATTGTATTATCTACATTCCAACCTCTCATGTAAGCAAGTGCCGCAACTTCAATATAACCTTGTTCTTTTAGTTCTTCTCTTGCTTCTTTACCAATAATCTTATTTAAAAGATAATAAGATGGATAAATGTATGGGTCTAATTTTTCTTCTAAACCCCCTGGAAGTGACCCTAATTTCTCTTCAGCTTCAACTGCGGGTCTAACTATGATTATCTTCTCATACTTGTTAGAATCGTCGTATAATAGGTCCACAGCACGTTTCATTGCTATGTAGGACTTACCTACACCTGCGGGACCGAAACATAATGTTATTTGATTTTCACCAAGAATGTTCCAATAGGTTTCTTGGTTTTTTGTAAGGAACTTTTCTTTAGGACGTTTGATTATTTGTCTTATCCTATCTTTATGTGATATTTTCTTCTCTTCTACTAATACTGGTGGGTGATTGGTTGTTTTGGTTCTTTTCTTATATTCCAAAATTGATATTTTTAAAAATTCCGTTTATTGTTTATAAATATCTCTATTTTCCAGTTGAGCCAAACCCACCCGTTCCACGATCTGTATCTGATAACTCAGGAACTTCGGTCATATATATTGTAGGATAAGGTAAAATAATAATCTGTGCACCTCTTTCTCCTACTTTATACTTTATTGAGTCAAGTCCGTTGGTTTTTTTAAAAGTAGCTTGTAATTCTCCTCTATATCCACTATCAATTACACCAACACAATTTGATAATATTAAATCTTGGTTTCTAACTGATGAACGGGGGAATACTAACCCCACAAATCCTTTTGGGATTTCCATTGCAATACCAAATCCATAAGAAACACTAAATGATGTGTTTTCAATTTCTCTTGTTATTGTTAAATCCATACCAGCATCACCAATTTTTGAATATGAAGGGATTACCGCATTAGGGTCTAATTTTTTAACCTTAACTAAAGTACCACCACCCGTCATTGTTGGTTGAGTGTTAATTATGTTTTGTCCCATGGGTTGTGTCGGTTCTGTTGGCATTTCTTTATAAAGTGAATTTAATACATTATCAATTTCATTCATAAAATTAACATCAACATTTTCTTCAGAATTTAATGTTTCTTCTATATCTTTTAATTTTTTAAGATACTCCTCAATAGCGTTTTTATCCATTTTTTTCTTTTTTGTCTAAAATCCATTTATCCAATTTCTTCACCCTTTCTTTCAAGTCATTATCTTGAGGTCTTAAACAACATTCAACAAACACATCGGTTACTCGTTGTAATTCCTCAAATGTAACTTGAACACCAACTGTACTGAGGTATTCTAAAGCCATTTTACTTTGCGATTGACGCATTATCTGTATATCTCTGCCGTAAAAATCCATAGTTCAGTTGGTGTTGTTAAATTACTTTGTTTTGTAATATTCAGGTGTGTTCTTGTCATCAATAATACAATCGATTTTTAATTTCTTAACATCGATAATTTGACTTGAACGAATATCGCCAGCTAAAAATTTTGAAGCGGTGATGTTTGCCTCAGCATTTGATTCTGCTTGAACGATAATGTTTGATTTTGTTAAACGTGGGTTACCCTCTCTGTCTAATTGTTCGGATTCGTATCCTACTGTTACTGTGTAATGCATAATTGTTTTTTTTATTTATTTATAATTGATTTGAAAAATTCTACTCTATCTTGACAAACTTTTTTAAGTGAATATTTGTCTTTTACTGTTTCATATAAACGTTCACCTAAATCTTCAATCATATTTGGGTTTTCAATTAAACGTTTCATGTTCTTTGCCCAATCTTTATGATTTCTTTTTGGATTAACTAACAATGCGTTTCCGTTCTTATTAAAAACACCATTATCAACTGCCGAAATTAAATCTAAAGTATAAGGGTCTGCCTCACTTGCAATAATTGCTTTCTTATGAAATCCCGCTTCAATAACTTTTAGTTGTGATTTATTTCCGTTAAATAAAGATTCAACCAACGGTGCTAACGACACATCAAAAGTATTATAGTTAGTCGCGTAACTGTTAATTTCTTTTGTCCACCTTCTTCTATATGGTTCGTTAACGTCATCATAAGGTGTGTCAGTAAATGAATTTAAATATGTTTTATATTCATCGTTAATTACACTATAGTTGTCGGTGAAAATTTTCTCATACTTATACCAAACAGTTTCTGTTGGTTTAATTGGTCTATTTCTTTGTTGATTTGTTTGACTATCAATTTCAGTTACAGTACCTCTTAAATCAAATCCACATAACACAAATTGAACTTTATCTTTATATGAATTATGTGTTGTTGAAATACCGTTTGACATTAATTCAATATCAAATAAATGTGAGGAACCACCTAACCAACCAAATCTAATTTTATCAGACTCAATTTTATTAATTTTATATTGTGGTTCTTCTTCATTAACCGCATTTGGAAAAACCTCAACATTTTTCACTTTTAACCTATCTTTAATTGTCTTTGCAAAAATTGAAGTTGTAGTTGTAACATAGTCAGCCAATTTCAACATTTCAATTTTCATTTCACCAATTTTCGATGCTTTAACTTGGTGATACATTGGATGTCTTTGGTCAACAAACCATAAATCATCAATATCCATAATGACTTTAATTCCTTTTGATTTTAACCAATTAATTCTATTGATGTTATCTTCGTGATTTGTTTGGTGAATAAAAGTATGAAAAACAACGATATCATAATTTAAGAAAAATTCATCATTATTATCTGCGTTATATGATATATCGACATGTATATCATTTGAATGGTTATCACCAATAAATTTATAGGGGTCCATAACCCTGAATTTACCGACACCGTGTTTGTCCGATGGAATTGCTAAGATTTTAATTTTTGACATATAATAAAATATATCAAAAATTATTCAGAAAACAAAATTACTTAGCTTTATTTACGCCAGTAATTTTACCTTTGAATATAGAATCACCTACCTTTAATACTAAATTTTCATTTATAGATGATGTTGTGGATGCTGTAAGTATTTGATTTAACTTCTCATCCATTACTTTACGAATGGTATTTTCAATTAAAATTGAAATTGCATTCATATCAATATTAGATGTTTGTTGTAAATTGTTTTGTTTTGATTGAGGTTGTTTTTTACCTATACCCTCTTGTTCCATTAAACGTTTGGCCCCTTTAACAAAATCCATATCTAAAGTATCATTTAATGATATTTGGTCCATTTGTTGGATTGGGTTTTCAATCATTGCTCTTTTAATTGCTTCAGGTAATTTAGATTGATTAATTTTATCAACCGACGGTACACCCATAGGTCTTGTAGCTTGTTTTGTAGGTTGGTAGTCTTCATTATTTACAACATCTTCCGGTGCTGACCTTAGTAAACTTTCGTCTACATTACCTCTCTCGTAATTTCCTGAATCAACTTTGTTCATAACCTTTTTGGCTTGAACTAACTTATGCATTAAATCGTTTTGTGATATTGAACCTTGTTGTGACATAATATTAAATATTTTCTATTTTAATTATAAACTATTTTATGAAAACATTAAACGTTTTATTTTTCTAATACTTTCATTTAATAATTCATCCTCATCTTCTTCTGGTTTTTGTATTTGTGGTTCGGGTTGGTTTGGTTGTGGTAATTCCTCAGGAGTTTTAGGTTCTTCCGGTTGTGGTTCTGGTTTAGGAACCTCAGGAGATTTACTCGGTTTACTTTGTGGTGTTGGTTGTGGTAATTCCTCAGGAGTTTTAGGTTCAATCGGTTTCGGTTCTGTTGGTTTAACTATTGGTTTAGATATTGGTTGAATTTTAGTTGGTTTTCCTTTAATTGGTTGTGGTTTTTCAACCGGTTTTGTTTTAGGTGTTTTTGTCCAATCTGCCGTTACATACGTAACACTCATAGAACGATCATCACCTTCTTTATATTGTGGTCTTTTGGTATCGAAAGTTTCGTCACTCAATACTTGAACATTATTCATTCTACTTAAAATAAAAGTTCTCCATCCATGTTCTGCAAATCCTTTTTTGGATGTTGATGGTGGTTGAACCCACGCTCTTAATATAAGATTACCCTTTTTACTTAAACCCAAGGCAACAGATTCAGCCTTAACCCTATAACCCGCCTTAACACTATCTTTCTTAGGTTTTCTTGGACCTGAATAATAGAAAGATATTGGATATCTATTTTTAATAGCATCCACTATCGGTTTTGTTTTTGTGGTCTTTAGGATATTTTGTTCCTCAAGTACTGAAAAGAATAATTGATTAAAATTCATTATTGAAAATCGGGGTATTTGTTATTTTCACCAAACGCGTTTTTAGTTACTGTTGCAATTCTTGTTTGAATGTCAGTCATAGAACCAACTTCACCATTTTCACCTTTTTGTCCTTTACCAAATTCATCTCCATCGGAAATTGCGTTAGGGTTTGTAACACCATAACCATTATTTGCACCATATTTATTGGCTGAAATGATATCCGTTCTAGTGTTTATATCTGTTAATGAACCCACTTGACCATTTTGATTTTGACCTTTACCAAATTCATCTCCATCAGAAACTGCGTTTGGATTTGTGATACCATAACCATTATTCGCTGAATAACGATTAATTGCTAATTCTGTTGGTCTAAGTTGATTAGCTAAGGCTTCTAATTGTGTTATTTTTGCCATATTAGTATAATATTAATTTTTTTATTTTGTTAATTTCCTCAAATAAACCTAACGATGTGATTGGTGAAATTGATGATTTATGTGAATTACTTTTAATTAAATTTAATGAGGGTAACATACTTGGTTTCTTTTTGTGTTTCTTTAAAAAACTATTTTTTCTTTCTCCGGTCATTGCGCCCATCTCATCGGCATCTTTTCTTCCTTCTTTCCTATTGACAATCATGTCTCTTTCACCGTCTAAGAATTGTTTTCCCCAATTATTCATTAAATCACCGCCAGCCAAGTCATACCTAATTTTATCACCAATTTTATCAATATTTTGTAAGTCATGAATAATTCGTTTTAATTGACCGTATTTAACTTTTTTATCCCCCAATAATTTTTTAGCCCTTTGTAATCCATGAGCGTGAGAACCATTAAGTCCTATAACCGCGTGATTTACATTATCTAAAATATTTTGTGGGATATCAAATATCCTCTTTTTTAATTCACTATTCATTATCCTTTTTCAAATGTTTGATAATATCATCTGCAGTTAATCCATTACTTTCTAAAGAATCTCTTAATGAATCTATTTGTCTTTTTATTATTGGGTTTATTTCTTTCTCTTCGTCTTGTTCCCCAACTTTAGAAACTAAATCGTTGTCTTTTCTTTTTTTAACAACACTTTCAATATACTCTTCCATGAATTTTTTTGGATTTTCGATTAGTCTTACTTTATCGGTTCCTTTTAATTTAGGGTCATATCCCATCGCTTCTAATCTTTCCATAGTTTCTTCGTGAGATAAATCTAATTCTTTTGTGAAATGGTCATATGCTTTTTTAAAACTTTCATCATCACCCATTGTATCGTCATAACCTAAAGCATCACCCATTGCAATTTCTATAAGTTTTTCTTTACTTATTTCTTTACCCTCACCCCAATACCTTGTATAGTTTTGAATACCCAACGTACCATAATTACCTGACATACCTCTACCTGTTTTAACCACCTTATCTGTGATTGAATTTGATGTTACACCTTTGGTATTTAAATCACCTGGTTTTTTACCACGACTAATATTTCCGTTTTTATCTACAATTTCATCAACTTCTTCTTCTTTTTCCACTTTATCAGGAATTTTAGAATAATCGGTGTCATCTGAATTTTCTTTTGCCCATTTACCCCATTTATTCTTCTCTTTCTTAGGTTTACCCTTTTCATTTGCTTTCGCATAGAAGAATCTTTGTTGTGCTTTTGACGCAAATTTCTCTTCAATTACCTGTTTTATAAAATTATTCATCTATTTGGACTTTTATATAAATATCAAATGTTATGAAAGATATTTATATAATAATGAATAGACAGAATATTTTAAACTTTTACGGGTCTAAATTTAATTTGAAATTAGATTCGTCCGAATTATACGATTTTGAACTTGGGAAAACGACCGTAGATTATAATACCGATGTGTTGGATTTAACAAACGAAATCACCTATACAGGACTAACAATCGACTCTTCTTGCTATTCAGGGTTTACAACCCCTTGGGCGTTACCAATCAATGAATTATACACAGGACACACTTGTGATTTCACAATTAAAAGAAGAACTGAAAAGGGTTGGACATTAGATTTTGTTTTTGATAGAAACAATATTGGGTGGTCTGGAGGAACGACTTTTTATTATTGGGGGATTAGTGGAGAAACCAATCAATCATATTACGCAGATAATAATCTTTCATTTAAATTTACCAATGATGGTAGAATAAAATGGAATTCTTATAGATATTCAGGTAATTGTGATGCAACGTCAGGATATACCGAATCTTATTACATCTCATCAGGACAAACACCTGTTTTATGTTCAGGAGGTACATCTTCTGATTTTAACGTAACAATAACTTTTGATAGATATAAACATTATCAAGATTGTGATATTGAAAATGAGGGCGGGTGGAACGATTTAATTCGTGGACCACACCCAATTAGTTCTACTGGTAATACGGGTTCTACAACCACTCAAATTACCACGGGGTATACGATTATTAACAATTACACCGATTGGGTTACGGGTGCAACAGGAACAACTGAGTTTATTGAGGTTTTAAATAAAAAATGGTTTAATGAAAGACAAAAAAGGTTAGGTGTCTTAAAAATATATCTAAACGGTAAAAGAATTTATAAATTAGATGATTGGGAAGAGGTTATTCCATCTCTTAGGAAATCTGAAAATGACATAATTCAAAAATGGGGTGGAGGTACGACCGCGTATAATACAATACACACGGGAACAACTCTTTTTCAAATTAAACAAGTAAAGTATTTTGAGGAACCTTTAGATTTCATTCATGTTAATCATCATTATTTAACATCAATTAAACCAAATTTTTCAATAAATGAATGTTCAGATGATTGTGTTGACACTATTATTGGTTTAATAACGCCAACCCCAACTATAACACCAAGTGTTACACCAACCTTAACTATAACACCAAGTGTTACACCAACACTTACCGTAACATCATCCGTTACTCCAACTCGTACAGTTACACCAACATCAAGTGTGACTCCAACTCGTACAGTTACACCAACACCAAGTGTGACTGCAAGTATCACCCCAACGCCAACTGTTACACCAACGACAACACCTGTAAGTTTAGGATTTCAATGGATGACTATTAACTCAATTACCAATTCAACCGCATCAGGTATAGGTCAAAACAATATTACTATTGCCGTTACACAAAGTAAAGGTGGTATGCAAGTAGAGAGTCCAGGTATGTATAGTGCCGAAACATTCCCTCAAGAATATGATGTTCCATCTACTGGAACTCAAATACGAAATACATCAGATGGTGTGTTTACCGCAACATTTAGTCAACCAGTCACAGATCCTTTGATTGCTTTTGCTAGTGTAGGTAATCCGGGTTTACAAGTTCCAGTTCAATCAACCTTACCGTTTACACCAATTTGGAGTACGGCAACCACTTATCAAAATCCAGTAAACGGAACTCAATATACTCAATTTACAGGAACAGAAGGCTTTAACATTATCCGTATAGATGGTACGGTAAGTAGCGTAAGTTTTAATTACACCGTTACAGAATTCTACTGTACTGTTTGCTTTGGATTCGTTGATCAAAATACTCTACCTACACCAACTCCTACAAACAGTCCAACACCAACTAATACACCAACACCAACTTAAACTATTTATAACATATGGAATTCTTTATAAGACAAGGGGCGTCTGACCCAATATTAAAAATGAGGATGATTGATGATGGTAAAAACGACAAATCATCATTTAATGATTTATTAGCAAATGCAACAATCACATTTGACATGTTTGACACAAAAACAGACCTACCTGTTATTTTAAACGAAACTTGTTTATTAACAACAAGAACAAAGTTGTATAACCAAACAACAGACGAATATTACATTACATATCGATTCACAGAAAGTCAAACATCTGAGGTGGGTAAATTTGAGGGTAAAATAACCGTACAATTTGATGATGGGTTAGGGAATAACACAACTAAGTTAATTTTACCGATTAAAGAAAAATTATTCATTAATATCTCATAACTTTTTTATTACCGATTTTTTTTCTTATACTTATAAATGTAAACAAGGCAAACTGTGATTTAATCACAAGCTAATACGTCACATTTAAAAAAATTATAAGATGAAAGAGGTTATCTCTCAGGAAGTTATTGAAAACTTTCTTAATGGGGGTGACGATGAGAAATACATCGTAGGTGTCGAATATGACTACCCCACAAATTCAATATCCAAAATTATTCAAGACCCAATTAAGGGTAAAATCGTAAAAACAGACTCATTTGTTCCGTTTTTGTGGGTTGGAGATTTAAGTAATTTAAATTTCTATGGTAATTCCAAAGCCACACAAAAAAAGATGATGGGTAAGTATGGTATTATCATTGATAAACTTGAAACTCAAGGAAATGAACGACTTGAGTTGGGAATGAAGTTTTTAGTGAAGAGTATTAAAAGTTATACCGATTTAATTAATTTCTTTAAAACAGGTGGACTTGACCCTTGGGGTGAAGATGTTAGAAAACATTTTACAATTCTATCACCCGTTGAACAATATCTTGTTCAAACAAAAAAAAGATTATTCAAAGGGATTGACGATTACGGTGGAGTTAATCGATTTGTATTTGATATTGAAACTACAGGTCTTGACCCCGAAACTTGTCATATCATATTAATTGGGGTTAAAGATAATCGTGGTTTAAATGAAACTATTAGTGCATTTGGTGAAGATGGTGAAAAGAAATGTATTGAAAGATTTTTTAAATATATTAGTGATTTAAAACCAACTATTGTTGCTGGATATAACTCCGCATTCTTTGACTGGCCGTTTATATTAAAACGTGCACAAATATTAGGTGTTGACGTAAATGCTTTAACACAAATATTAACAGGCACGGGGATGAAAGAAAAGAAGGGGGTTTTAAAACTTGCAAATGAAATTGAAGATTACACACAACATGTAATTTGGGGATTTAATATTATTGATATTGCACATTCTGTTCGTAGAGCACAAGCAATTAATTCTGAGATTAAATCTTGGGGTTTGAAATATATTACCAAATATTTGGAGAAAGAGAAAGAGAATCGTGTATACGTTGAAGGTAATCAAATATCAAAAATTTATTTGGATAACGAAAGTTATTATGTAAATCCAAAGACGGGTGGTTATAAAAAAATTGGAGAACCCGGTACAGAAAATTTATTAGATAGGTTCCCTGGTAAGTTTGAGATATGGCCAGGTAGAAAAATTGTAGAACAATATCTTGATGATGACTTGTTTGAAACTATGGTTGTTGACGATTCGTTTAGTCAATCTACATTTTTGATTTCTAAATTGGTACCAACAACTTATGAAAGAGTTGCCACAATGGGTACCGCCACTTTATGGAAAATTATAATGTTAGCATGGTCATATGAAAATGGTTTAGCAATTCCAGCAAAAGATGAAAAACGTGCATTCACAGGTGGACTATCAAGATTATTAAATGTTGGTTACTCTAAGAACATTGTTAAGTTTGACTACTCATCACTTTATCCATCAATTCAACTTGTTTATGATATATTTCCTGAGTGTGATGTTATGGGTGTACAAAAATCAATGTTAAAATATTTCCGTAACATTCGTATTAAGTACAAACAACTTGCCGGTGAATTAAAAGATACTGACCCTGTACAATCGGAGATGTATGACCGTAAACAATTACCAATTAAGATTTTTATTAACGCATACTTCGGTAGTTTATCTGCTCCACACGTATTTCCTTGGGGTGAAATGGATTCAGGTGAAACCATTACCTGTATTGGTCGTCAGTGTTTACGTATGATGATTATGTTTTACATGAAGAAAGGTTATAAACCTCTTGTAATGGATACGGATGGTGTAAACTTTGAAACACCTGAGACCGCTAAGGATACTGTTTATATTGGTAAAGGATTAAATGAATTGGTTATTGAAGGTAAAGAATATCGTGGTATTGAAGCGGACACCGCAGAATTTAATGATATCTTCATGAGAAATGAAATGGGTCTTGATATTGATTATACCGCACCCGCGTGTATTAATATTTCACGTAAAAATTATATCATTAAGTTAGTAAAGAAAGGTAAAGAAAAAATAAAACTAACGGGTAATACTATTAAGTCTAAAAAGATGCAGACATATGTTACTGAATTTTTAGATGAGGGTTTAAAGTTTTTATTAAATGGTGACGGATTATCTTTTGTTGAATTATATTATGAATATGTGAATAAAATTTATAATAAAGAAATTCCATTATCAAAGATTGCAAACAAAGCACGTGTTAAACAATCCATTAAAGATTATAAAAAACATGTTCAAAAAGTTACCAAATCAGGTTCTTTAATGTCACGTCAAGCACATATGGAATTGATAATGAATAGTGACTATCCCGCAGGATTAGGTGACACAATTTATTATGTTAACAATGGAAGTAAAAAATCTTCTGGTGATGTTCAAAAAATTACCAAACCAACTAAAAAACAGAATGAAGATTATATGGCTAAATTTGGTGTGTTAATGCCTGAAAATTTTATTGAGGTTAACTGTTATATGATTGATGAAAAGGAAATTCTAAATAATCCAAATTTAACTGGTGACTATAATGTACCTCGTTATTTAAATAATTTTAATAAAAGAGTTGAACCATTATTAGTTGTTTTTAATCCATCAATAAGAGAAGATATATTAGTTGAAAGTCCTGAAGAAAGACAATATTTTACTAAAACACAGTGTGAATTGGTGAATGGATTTCCATTAAAGGAAACAGGTCAAGATAAATTTGATGAGGTTATGACCTTGTCAGATAGTGAGGTTGTGTTTTGGAATAAAGTTGGACGTGATCCATTCTTTATGTATGTGGAAAATAGTTTAGAATTGGCTGACCCATATTGGGTAAATCTTAATAGAGAAGTTGTTGCGTCCCAAGTGGGGTCTACTGTGAGTAATGAAGACGAAATTATCGGTAACGATAACGGTGATTTAATACTACACGTAACTGAAGTTTAGATGATATTGATTGGAGCTGGCATTGCTCTGAACTTGAGTGACTTATTAAGGTTCTCAGCTTCGCCAGCTTTTCTTTCAAGAATTTTGTCAGGACGAAGTCTTTCAAGTCGAGCCATTAGTTCTTCCACTAATTTAGATTTCTCATCTTTACCCTCAGTAATTAATGAAGTGTAATCTAATTTAATTGTACTATCAGGAACTTGTAAATCTCCTGAGAATTTACCCCAAATACGACCTAAACCTTCTTTAGAATAACCGATTAGATATTTTCTAACCCAATTTTGAGATGGTTTATTTAAACTATCCCATGTTAATTCTTCGGTCATCACATCTGAAGGTAATTTAATAACGTCTTTGTTTTTCTTTAAACAGGTATCTCTATCCATGGTATCATAGTACCAATACCAAACATAATAATTCTTTCTAGCTATAGAACCAAAATCGAACCTACCGCCAGGAACATTAAATAAATGTATTAACTTTTTACCTTCAGGACCCGCAGTTATTTTATATGTTAAGTCTCCTCCGATAAGTCTATTCTTTATATTTCTATCACCCATTCTAAGCATTAAATCAAAACCTGGCGTCATTAGATATGACCCTGTTGACCCAACTTGAGCAAATCCACCCATACCCCCAAATCCATTACCACCTAATCCACCAAAACCCGCAGATATTGGGTCAACTATGGTATCTGTTAAAGTTGCTCGTGTAAACCACAATAATTCATTAATTTCACGTCCAGCAGGTACTTCATATATTTGTTCACCATTAATTAATTCAATAAAATCTTTTTTAAGTTCATTATCTCCACCAGCCTGTAAACCTACGATTTTAGAGTAGGAATGGGTATATTGAGTTTCATAATCCAAACTTCTTGTTGTAAACGCTCTTGATAAGGATTGGGTATCTAAATTAAGTCCCGCCAATGCTGACCATTGAGATTCAATTAACCAATCACTAACATATTGTTCATATTCAGATAGAGATAACTCCAAAAACGTGTCCATTTGTTCTTGGGTTAATTCAATACCACGAACGGGCATACCTAATAAATGGAATACTTGAGTATATAATTTTTCTTTTTCTTGTTCTGAAATAATTGTCGACATAATTTTATATATTCTAATAAATAGTTTATATTTAAGTTATGAACGATAAATTAAACGAACTATTCACAATTTGTGGTATCAACGATTTTATTTTCACATACCAAAAAGAAGGTGAGGAAAATTATATTGATTATTCCGTTAATCCTGAAAAAAAGATTGTTGTAAACATTTCAAATGTAGAGGACGAAGAATTAGATAAGTTGTTAACTTCAAAAATTGAAGAATTAAAAGAGTTGTTTAAGTAAATCCTTACTGAACGATTCAGAGTATTCTCCGTCACCCATTACTTGGTCAATTACCCCTTTCTTTTTCTGTAATATATTATAGATAATTTTCTCAACCGTATTCTCAAAAACGGGGTAATAAACTAATACACTATTTTTTTGTCCATATCTATACGCTCGGTCTTCACCTTGAGCGTGGTCAGCTGGTACAAAAGATAAGTCATTCATAATAACAACTTCAGCCGAGGTTAATGTAATCCCAACACCCGCGGCTTTAATATTACCAATAAAGACTTTTATTTTATCGTCGGTTTGAAATCTATCAACGTTTTCTTGTCGTTTATCTTTATTCATACGACCATCAAGAGTCACTGATATTTTTTTATATTTGTCATGTAACATATCTAATGACATTGTAAAGTTGGTAAACACAATTACCTTTTTACCTTGTTCAACAAATTTGTCAATCAATTCACAAGTATATGGTATTTTTTCATAAGCGATAAGTTGTCTAATTTTCATTAAACGATTTAACGTAACTGTGATTGTTTCATCATTTTTCTTATCGGTACTAATACGTGTAAACTCTTCTAATTCCTCATCATACATTTTACTACTCAGTTCAACAAAAACAGGTGTAACAATTTTTTCAGGTAAATCAAGAATATCATTCTTCATTCTTCTTAATACAACGTGTTTTGTTCTTTCACGAAGTTCATCTAAATTACTTGCGCCACTTGTATTCCACACTTTACGATTACCAACTCTAAATTGATATCCTTTACAGTATCTACGAACATAAGATTGCCAATTTAAAGTTAGTGGAGACTCAACAATCTTTAATAAGTTGAAATAATTAATAGGTCTTGAGGTCATTGGTGTTCCTGTTAATAACCAAACCTTAGGTATGGTTTCAAGAACGTCATTTAATAATCTAGTTCTGTTTGCGGTTGCATTTGAAATGTAGTGAGCCTCATCTACGATTGCCAAGTCAAAATTGGCATTAACCAAAAGTTTATAATCGTCGCTATCCTCGCTCTTGTCTGTAGTGTGGTAGTTCTTAATAATATCATAATTAATAATGTAGAAATCAAAAGTAGAACCCCATTTACGTCCTTCGACAATTAAAACTTTTCTATCTGAATAGTTTTTTATTTCCCTTTCCCAATTTATTTTTAAAGATGCAGGACATACTATAAGTATCTTCCTTGCTTTACTTTCTAACGACGCAATAACGGCGGATGTTGTTTTACCTAAACCCATGTCATCAGCTAAAATAAATTTATCGTTTGCCAATAGTTTCTCAATCGCTTCTTTTTGATGTTCCATTGGTGGTCTAACATCGTACTTACTATAATCTATAATTCGATTAAGTTTTTTCTCTTCTTGCATTACCGCAGCCTTTGGTAACCACATTGCACTATTTTGTTCTGTTTCTAAAATTTTGCCCCATATATGAAACGCCTTGTCAGATTCACACAATAGTTTTTCACACCAAATTTGTTCGGGTGCAGTTGGTAATAATCTTTCTTCTTGTATTTTTTCACCAAAAGTTGAAACAATTTTAATATGTTTTCTTGCAACCTTTGGAGTTATCTGATGATATTTTTGTACATACTCAGATTGAGGTCTTGTTAATTTAAAATTCTTAACTTCCACAAATTTTCTTTTCCAATCTAATAGTTGATTGTTAGAACCTTCATAGGTTAATAATATATTTCTCGCCTCAATTTCGGGAATCTTAGTTTCCATATTAAAATATACATAAATAGAATGTAACATTAAACTATTTATTAGGATATGAACAATAAACTACCTATTACCAGAATGTCTAAATTCCTGTCTCAGGATGACTTCGATTTGAATATTCAAATGGGTGAGGAGTATCTTCATGGGGATTTAAACATGAAATTGGTATTATATCGAGTGGACAGACAAAAGACTGAAAATGATGATGTATATGCCGAAGTGGGAACCGATGAAATCAAATATTTCCCACCAATCGAATTTAATGGTTTGGTTAAAATAGAGGAACCAAAGAATGTTGCATATAAAACAGGTTTACTTAGATATTTGGAACCAGGTAATATGATACTTTCCGTTTATATTAAACATTTAGAAGAATTAAAGATTGATATTAGATACGGTGATTATATTGGATATCCTGAATCCGAAACAAGAACAAGGTTTTATACCGTTACAAATGACGGAAAGGTAACGTCGGATAATAAACATAATATGTTTGGATATAAACCATATTATCGAACAATAACGTGTACACCAGTACAAGATTCATCATTTAGAGGAGTATAACATGGGAATACCAAAAAGAAAACTTAGTGTGACACTATATCCTGAAAAAATATTAGTGGAAAGAAGACAAGAATTGTTAGAAAAAATAACAAAGTCAGACGCGTATTTACCCGAATCAATATTACATGATGATATGGATATGGGATTTTTGGAATATGTAAATAAGAATTTTAAGGTAGTTTCAAATAACGTTCAAATACCAATTATTAATAAAATATTAACCATTCAAAGATGGGGTGAGTTTACACAAAATTGGAGTTTTAGTAATGAGGATGGAAATATGGAACTTCCGTTTGTTGCAATTATAAGAAAGCCAGACGTTCAATATGGTACCAATCCATCAGTACAAAGAACAATACCTGATAGATATCAATTTCATTATGCTACCGTACCTACTTGGAATGGAACATCAATGGGTGCTGATATCTATAAAATCCCACAACCAATTCCGGTAGATATTTCATATGAAGTTACCATTATTTGTAATCGTTTTAGGGATTTGAATAAATTTAATAAAAAAGTACTACAAAGATTTCCATCAAGACAAGATTACACAAGAGTAAAGGGTCACTACATCCCTATTGTATTAGATAGTATTGACGATACAAGTCCGATGGAAGCATTAGATGGACGTAGATTTTATATGCAAAATTATAAATTTACAATGTTAGGGTTCTTAATAGATAGTGACGAGTTTGAGGTTAGTCCCGCTGTTAGTAGACTATTTATTATGAGTGAATTTACAAATGAAAACGCAAATATGAGAAAATATCAAAATAAGTCTCTTAGTTTAACTAATGTTAACTTTACGGGAAATGGAACACAAACATTATATAGTGTGGGTGAAAGTATTGGTACGTTATTTGGAGTATCAGTTAATGGAGTTTTACAAGAAAAAGGTAATGATTTTTATCACATTACATATACACATAAAATAACATTTGTTACACCTCCACCAGCGAATGCCGTAATACTAATAACATATTATAAAGGTAGAAACAACGTTATATTAGATACCTACGGTAAGGTTATTCAAGTCGATAAAGAAGTTTTTACATATACCGGGTCTACAGTTACGTTTAACGTATCAAACCCAATTAGTAGTGTAATCACATTAGACATTAACGGATTAGTTGAAGACGAGTCGTCAGGTTATACCGTTGGTGAACAATCTGTTACTTTATTAGGAACCCCTGTTGTGGGTTCTGTTATTACGGTTTCTTACTTATATTAAGATTCACCATAAATGTCTTTTTTGGGTTTACATAGGTCTTCTATGAACTTTTCCAACAATTTATAAATTTTTAATCCATTTTTTTCACAATGGGTTTTAAGTAGTTGGTGATGTTTTTCACTGATTTTGACGTTTTTCGTTTTGTTTTCCATAATTAAAGATATAAAAAGATAAATAAGTATCTTTTTATAAAAAGTATCGAAATCTTTGATAAAAACAAAGATATTTATAAGATAACTAATAAAAACATTTAACCAAAAACAAATCGATGGCAAATTCAAACAGAGTATTCGTTTCTCCAGGTGTGTACACATCTGAGAAGGATCTAACATTCGTAGCACAAAGCGTCGGAGTAACAACATTGGGTTTAGTGGGTGAAACCTTAAAAGGTCCCGCATTTGAACCTATTTTAATTGGAAACTTCGATGAATATAAAACATACTTCGGACCAACTTCACCTGAAAAATATGGTGACGGTAACCCAAAATACGAATTAGGGTATGTTGCAAAATCATATTTACAAGAATCCAACCAATTATTCGTAACAAGAGTATTGGGATTAACAGGATATAAAGCAGGAAAAACATTCGGAATTAAAACTTTAGGTACAAAGAGTAACATAATTGTAGCGGCATTAAGGTCAAGAGGACGTTATTCAGGTGAAACTTTAATATATGAAGTTACTGGAAATACCTCGTTTGTGATTAGTGGTTCAACACTAGAAAGTGATCCATTATCCGAATTTACAATTTATGTAACGGGGGTAACTGAAGGTGCAAAATCATTCACTTGTAGTTTAGATACAACATCTCCAAAATATATAACTAAAGTATTAGGAACCGCACCGTTTGATAAGGCTTATGGTGATGTACCACTTTACGTACATGAAGTTTATCCAAATTTAAATTTAAACCTTTACCGTAATGGTTCAATTAGTGGATTAAGTTTAACTGAGGTATATAACGCTGAAGGTAATAATTTTGCTGATGGGTATGACGCAGATGATTTATCTAAATTAGCCGCCATTTCACCAACTGTAGTTTCAGAAGTAAGAGGTGGTAAAGTTGACGAATTATTTGATGTCATTACAATTTCAGACGGGGATACCGCAAATATTGAGGTTAAAATAACGATACAAAATATCAATTTAGATACTGGAGAATTTGATTTATTAGTTCGTGATTTTAATGACTCTGATGAGAATATGGTTGCGTTGGAGAAGTTTACAAGATGTAGTATGAATCCAGATGTTGCAGGTTATATCGCAAGAAAAATTGGAACATCTGATGGTGAATATTCATTAAATTCAAAATATATCATGTTATCAATGAGTGATAACGCACCTGTCGATGCATTTCCTGCAGGATTTAAAGGATTTGCAGGAGCAACAATCTCAGGGGCTACGTTAGGTAGTGTTTTATATAAAACTGAATTTTTTGATGCTGGAGATACAATATACACAGGAGCCACTCTTTCAGGTTATACGGGATTGACAAGTAGTGGTGACAAATATAGAAAAACTTCATTAGGTTTATCTTCTGATGGTTATCATAGTTTTGATAGTGATTTATTTAAATATAAAGGTACGGGTTCTACAATGAATTATACCAATGGATTCCATTTGTCAACAAACGCATCCTCAATCACAGGAACAACATATCAATGTACTCCATATGATTTAGAGGGTCAAAGTGGTGGAGATGGAAATAAATTAACATCTATTAACTATCGTAAATTCACATTTGCAGCTTGTGGTGGTCATGATGGTTGGGATATCTATAGACAAACAAGAACAAACACAGACGCGTATGTTTTTGGAAAAAATACATACACATCAGGTAATACAACTAATGGAGGGTTATTTGGAACCGCATTTGGTACCGCTAACTCAGATTTATACGCTTATTTAAAGGGTATTGAAACATTCGCCAACCCTGAGGCTGTTAATATTAACGTATTTGCAACTCCAGGTATCAATTTCTTTGACCACTCATCTTTAGTTACACAAGCTATTGATATGGTTGAAAATGATAGAGCGGATTCAATTTATATTATTGGTTCTCCTAATGAATCAGCTTCAGCGAATGTTATTTCAGATTTAGAAGAACAAGGAATTGATTCTAACTATTCTGCAACATATTGGCCTTGGATTCAAGTAAGAGACACAGATAACGCAACTCAACTATATATCCCACCAACAGGTGAGGTTGTTAGAAACATTGCGTTGACAGATAACGTTTCTTATCCTTGGTTCGCGGTAGCAGGTTATTCAAGAGGTTTGGTAAATGCAATTAAAGCAACTAAAAAATTAACTCTTGATGAAAGAGATGAATTATACAAGAACAGAATTAATCCAATCGCAACATTCTCTGATACAGGTACCATTATATGGGGTAACAAAACGTTACAAGTTAGAGAATCGGCTTTAGATAGAATTAACGTAAGAAGATTACTATTGAGAGCAAGAAAGTTAATTTCAGCTGTTGCAGTTAGATTGTTGTTTGAACAAAACGATGACCAAGTAAGACAAGAATTCTTAAGATTGGTAAATCCAATTTTGGAAGCAATTAAGAAAGAGAGAGGTCTTTTTGATTTCCGTGTAAGTGTATCAAATTCTCCTGAAGATATTGATGCTAACACATTGAGAGGTAAGATTTATATCAAACCAACTCGTTCTCTTGAATTTATTGATTTAGAATTCATTATTACTCCAACAGGAGCTTCATTTGAAAATATCTAATCTAAAAGGAGATATAAATAAGAAGGGGGTCGAAAGACCTCCTTTTTTGTTTGTGGAATGCTCCACGTGGAACGTTTTACGAGAAAAATGAATGTATACTCGGCCCAGTATATACTAGTATATTCTAGAACTAGTTATTTAAGTATTTATATTTAATAAAGAAATATAAGAGTTTATACTGGAACTAGATACTGGAGCCTGTAAAAAACTACGAAAAATAATTGACATTATCAAGTACTTTAATAAAAATAGTAAAAATAAATTATTTTCCAATATAGATATATTTATAAGTAAGTATAAAATAACAAAAAATTTAACAAATACAAAATGGCAGATTTACTAATGAAAATGCCGGTTCCATATGAACCGAAAAGAACAAACCGATTTATCTTAAGATTTCCATCTTCATTGGGAATTAATGAATGGTATGTGTTCTCAACATCTAGACCAAAAGCAAAAATAAAATCAGTAGAGATACCATTCTTGAATACTTCAACATACGTGGCGGGTAGATTTGAGTGGGAGGAAATGTCTGTAACGTTTAAAGACCCAATCGGTCCTTCTGCATCACAAGCGTTAATGGAATGGTTCCGTTTACATGCTGAATCAGTTACAGGTCGTATGGGATATGCTGCTGGTTATAAAAAAGACATTGAACTTGAGATGTTAGACCCAACAGGTGTTGTGGTTGAAAAATGGATTTTACAAGGTACTTTCTTAACAGGATTGAACTTTGGAGATTTGGACTACTCAAGAGACGATATTGCAACTATCCAAGCTTCTTTAAGAATGGATAGATGTATTCAAGTTTATTAATATTACATTTTTTTCATACATAAGACCGATAACTCAGAAATGGGATATCGGTTTTTTTATTTATAAACTTTACTTTCTTGTAATTATAGTATAAACTTATATTATGGAAGAATATCACATTGACCCAACAATCGCATATGACGTTGTAGAATTACCTAGTCGAGGGATTTACTACGCCAACAACAAGAAATCACTCAAAATTTCTTATTTAACTGCTGCGGATGAAAACATATTGGCGGCACCAAATTTAATACAGACAAATCAAATTGTTACAGAACTTTTAAAAAGAAAAGTTTTGGACAGAGATATGAATGTAGATGATTTAATTGAAGAGGATAAACAAGCGATTTTAATATTTTTAAGAAACACCGCATTTGGTACGGAATATAAATTAACATTAAACGACCCAAAAACAGATAAGACATTTGATATTGAGGTTGATTTAAGTTCGTTGGATTTCAAACCATTTGATTTGGTTCCTGATGCAAATGGGGAATATTCGTATTTTATGGAGAAAAGTAAAATCGATATTACTTTTAAATTTTTAACACAGAAACAAGAATTAGAGATAAAAGAAATTCAAAAGAGTTGGAACGGTAACGGTGTTGCACCAATTATTACAAAACAACTTGAATTCATGATTAAATCAATTAAGGGTAACAGAGATATTATGAATATCAGAAACCTAATTGAAAATTTACCAATAAAAGATTCCCAAAGTTTCAGGAAATTTATCAACGATAAAAAACCTGGAATTAATTTAAACAAAAAAACAACGACCCCTTCAGGAGAAGAAATCCAATTTGAAATTGGGTTTGGGGTAGAGTTTTTTCGCCCTTTCTACGGATTATAAGCGCAATCAATTAACGGAGATACTATTTTTAGTGAAAAGAGGGTTTTCATATGGGGATATTATGTCAATGCCAGTCTATGTTAGAAAATATTTTATTTCATTCATGATGGAATTAGAAAACTCTAACTAATCTATTTATATGTATGCCAACAGACAAAGAATTAAAAAGGGCGGCTGACGAAAGTTTAGATAAGTTTAGTAAACTTTACGACCCAAAGGGTGAAAATCCTACCGCCACGGTAAACGCATATAAACTTTATAAAAGTTTAAGTTTATCCGACATTGAAGCTAAAGGAGATAAACCATCATCAACTGCGGGAAAATTCGCTAAAGGAACTTTAGGTATCATACAAACACAAGAGGCTGGTGGTTCATATGCTGATAGTAAAAGTGTTGTAAACGCCGAAAAAGTGTTTAGTTTGGCGTTTGATACAAAAGGTAATTTATTAGAATCAGGTAAAATATTTTCAAATATTCTTGAGGAAGCAGGAACACAAGGAAAACAAGAATTAAGTAACCAAGCTGTATTGTTAACAGACATTAACACTAAAACAGGATTAACAGGTAAATTATCAAAAAATTATAGAGAAGAAATATCTGCAGCATATCCCGCATTAGCAAGATTAGGAATTGAATATTCTGAATTGGCAAATGCTGCAGTGTCATTAGTACAACAATCGGGTAAATTTAATTTAATTAATAAAGAACAATTTGAGTCTATGGGTTTAGCGGCTAAGGCTTACGTTGGAAGTATTGCTGAGGTTGTTGAGATGATACCCGGATTTGAAAGGGTTGGTATTGGTGCAACTGGTGTTGTGAAAGCAGTTTCAGAGGCTGGTGCAAGATCAATAAATCTTGGTTTAAGTTCACAAAAAATTACAAAAGAATTAGGTCAAAATATTGGGTTATTAAATTCGTATGGTTTTCAAAACGGAGTTCAGGGTCTTGAAAGAATGGTTCAAAAAGCAACCGAATTTAGAATTAGTATTGCTGAAGTTTCTAAATTGGCGGACAATGTGTTTACACCTGAAAAGGCCATTGATTTGGCCGCAAATTTACAAGTGTTAGGTGGAGCAATAGGAGATTTTAACGACCCACTTAAACTAATGTATATGGCCACAAATAATGTGGAAGGTTTACAAGATGCATTAATTGGTGCTGCGAGTTCATTGGCAACATATAACCAAGAACAAGGAAGATTTGAGGTAACGGGACTTAACCTAAGAAAGGCAAGAGAAATGGCACAGGCGTTAGGTGTTGATTATAAAGAGTTAACTAACGCGGCAGTTGCCGCTCAAGAAAGGTTAACAGCGGGTGAATCGTTATCTGGTCTAAGTATTAAAGCGGAGGACAAAGAATTTTTAACAAACATTGCACAGATGCAAGACGGTAAAATGACCGTTTCATTACAATCTAAAGAATTAAAAGATTATTTTGGTGGTACAACCGTAGCATTAGAATCTTTAACAGATACACAAGCTAGTAAATTATTGGAATTTAAAAAAGAATTTGAGAAATTATCGCCAGAAGATATTGTTAGAAAACAAGCGACAGACGTTGAAAATATTAGAAGAGATTTAACCTTTTTAGTTGCATCAACAAGACTTAGGGGTGAAGAATTAATTAAAGCGGTTGCTGAAGGTGCTGGTGTGTCATTTAAGGCGGCTGCGGATACAGTAAGAGTAATGACAGGTGGTAGTGAAGCTTCTGTAAATAAAATTTTATCTAAATTAGAGGCGGACGCAAAAAAAGATGCTGATAAAAAAGCCCAAACGGCAAAAGTAAACGCACCAAAATCAAATGAAGTAATGACCGCAGACCAAGTTAAAAATGAGGTCGAGAAAAAAGTTGCGGACACAAATAAAGGAACACAAAATGTGAATATGAGTGTTAAACATGAAGTTCAAGTTCCTGCAGTTATGGATGCACTTCAAAGAGAAATTGTAAAAGACCAAAGTTTATTTGCAAGTTGGGGTTCAAGAGCGGATTCAGATTACACAACACCTCCAGTTGCTAAAGGAAGATAAATTAGTTTATATCTATTTATATTAAAACAGAATAATGCCAAGTTACTTAGACTTTGATTCAACCAAAAATTTTAGAGATAAAATACTAGGTAAAACGTTAAATAGACCAAATGGTCCACAAACGTTTACCAAGACAGACTATGGTGTGCAAAATACAAGTGATATTGCAAATAAGGATTTAGACAATGTTGACACTAATAGAGGTAATGATTTATTAATACCACAGAATTCCAACACATTTAAGCCTGAAATTTACACAATTAAAGAGGATTTAAATACATTACCAAGAAGGTCTAATTTAAACCTATATCCATATTTTCCAACTAATGGAGAATCATATAATTTGATTGGAATAATGAATACAGACCAATATGAAATGGAGTCTGAATTATTCAAATTTGCGGCAAATAACATTAAAAACAATACAGATGGTCCTGTATATTCAAGAATTGCTCAAAATGTTGCAAAAAACACTTTAGGTAGAGTTAGAATTCTTGATGCGTTAAATGGTAATACAACCACTGCGGTAAACATTATCACAGGTAGGGAACCCTTAATTGAATCAAATTATAAAATTACGGTTGATAATACATTAAGTATTCCGGGTCAAGCTGCAAATTTTTTGGAGATTGTATCTGGTATCCAATTACCGTTCTCAACAATACCTGGAGATTACCTTAGTGATCCATCAAATCCAATCAATTACAGACCTGTGGCTTCCACGGAGTTAGGTAAACTATATCAAGATGTGACTGGAGCTTTAGGTTCGTTAATTGGAATAAAAAGACGTCCTAAATTAGATAGAAAACCTTCTGACCTATTGATTGAACATATGGGTCAAGGACAGAAAAATAGATTATTTGATTTGTTGTCATTTTCAAAATATTCACCAAATTACACAACAACCGCTAGATCACAAAACACATCAAAAATATTCAGTTATGTTGATAAAGCAGCACAAGGTGTTAAAAATCTATTAGGGTTAGAGGCACCAAAAGGTATTGCATATATTGGTGACGATAGAGGAGAGGATGTGAAATATGCGATGAATGATTTTAATGATAGACCTGTTAGAAGTAGTTACTATTTAACACTATTATTTGATGAGGTGTCAGCAAATTTATTTCACTCAACTAAAAATTATACAGAAGGTGGTTCAGTTGGTGGTAAATTATCATGGATTAGTAAAAACTCTAAAAATGAGTTAGGCGCTAATAACCAACAATATGCTGATAGTGCTTCAGCATTAACAGAATCCTTATCAACAAAATACGATTTTAGGTCAGATTCCATATTAGGAATTACACAAGAAATATTAGATTCAATGCCATCAGATGGTGGCGCCGCTCGTTCACATGTTGCAAATGTAATAGACCAAACAAGTAGAATATTCCAAGACGGTGATATTAAAATATCACGAGGTTCTGCAATTAAGTATACCGATAAGTACGGTGGTGAAAAGGGTGTTGAATATTGTAGAGTTTGGACAAAAGATAGACCATATTCACATCTTTCAGACACAATGAAAAGAACGTCAATCATTAGAAAATATGACGGAAGTGTAATGGGTGGTGGAAGTAGACCTTGGAATTTGAATATTGGACCGATGTCAAATGGTAGAAAATCATTTGATAATTCAACAAACATTAAAGATGGACAAGCTAAAAAGTACATGTTTTCTTTTGAAAATTTAGCGTGGAAATCGTCAAATAGAGATGGATTTAGAGTTTCAGACTTACCCGTTTGTGAAAGAGGTCCAAATGGTGGTCGTGTTATGTGGTTTCCACCTTATGATTTAAAGGTAAGTGAACAAAACGCCGCTAGATGGGAAGAAAATTCATTTTTAGGAAGACCTGAACCAATATACACATATCAAAACACAGCAAGAAGTGGACAAGTTTCATTTAAAGTTGTTGTTGACCACCCAAGTATTTTAAATCTTTTAGTAAGAGAACATTTTGGTGGAATGAGTGATGAAGAATCTGAAAATTATATTAATGCATTTTTTGCTGGATGTAAAGATGAGGATTTTTATAGTTTAATTCAAAAATACACACAATTAGATCAGAATGATGTAAACAATATTAAGGCGTATTTGAATGCGGGTTCACCTAAAGAGATTATTAAAAAATTCAAATATACATCAGAGGATGTTAAAATATCAAAACCAGATACAAATTCAGAAAAAACTAATCAACCAGCACCATTTGAAAAACAATTCTATTTTGATAATGATTTTCCAAAAGCTGGTGGTGACGATGAAAAATCAAGTCAAACATATTCACAATTATTTGCTGCTTATTCAGGAAAAAGTAT